GTCAGAATGATGAATAGTGCCTCTGACATATCGGGGCCGTTTGATACCTTTTATTTCAGAAATGCCGGGAGTGGCGGCGGCAATTATATGTCGATTTGGAAGGGACAGATAAATTTCACAGTCGCTTCCAATGCCGAGAATGGGATTGATTTGGGAATTGGCAGGAATGCGGCTGACGTGGCGGAAATCAACAACGGTACGCCGGGAACCATTAGAGATTTGAGATTGAGAAAGTTATTTGACGCCAACGGTGTGCAGGTTGTGACAGCACAGGGAGCCGCCGTAGCAGATGCGACGGGTGCAGGTGATGTGGTTGCGCAACTAAATACATTGCTGGCGAGATGCAGAGCGCACGGTTTAATTGCAACCTGATTTACTTCTCAATCACTACCCCTATTGAAAGGTAGGACGAGAACTGAACGCCGCGCCCAAATGTGTTGAAGGTTTTATGTACGATGCGGGAAAACAAGTTTCCCCATTTGCTCTTTGAAGGATTAGGGAAAGCGTAGGGGGATGAGGCGGTTGCTGCGCCCTTATTGCCAACGTAATCAAAGAGGTTGGGGATGATTTTGTATCCTCTTCTCTTCGCATACTGCTCATAAAAATTCGGCAGTATCCTATAGCAGTCCATAGGCCAGTCGTGTAGGGGCCATACGGCAGGTACGATGATGATGCAGGTGCCAGTAGGGGCAAGCAAGGCAAAACACTTGTCCAGTATCTTGATGGGCTCAAAGGTGTGTTCAAGGACGTTGAGGATGAGGATGCTGGAGAAGGTAAGGTTATTGGTCGCGGCGCGGATTGATTCTATTGGCTCTTCTAAGTCAAAGACAAAATCCGTCTCTTCGTGAGCATTCATATCTGCGCCAAAGTATTGAATACCTTTTGGCTCAAGCAGCCAGCGCAGGCCCGCACCGTCAACGCCAACGCCTAATTCAAGACAGGGTGATTTGATGGCTTTGAGTTGAAGGCACTTTCTTATAAAGCTTTCATCTTCAAGATTCATAATTGAGGACAGGGATTTTAGTAGCAATTATCGAACTATCGCAAGGGGATAAGGGGAAGGAATTTAATTGATAACTTAACCACAAAGGGAAAGGACTTTAGCAATGATTGAATTTAAGCAGGCAGATTTGAACGGCGCAACGCCAAAGAAGATTGTGTTCAGTCCAAAAGACAATGACGGCACGCCAACGACACTGGAAAACCCGACAGCGCATTCAAGCAATGACTTGGTGTTTGGTGTTGGCCCTATCGAGATTGACGGGTTGAAAATCAAGTGTCCACTGTTGCCCGGCGAACAGCATACGGTAGGGATTGCGCAACTCGTATTGCAGGGCGATGCCGATCTTGGCGCGGGCGTCGAGCCCCTGACTTGGAATGTGGATATAAAAGTGAAGCCGGATAACGCAACGGATTTTGACATCACGGTTGAGTAAAGAAGAGATGGCCGGGGCTGAGAAATACTCCGGCCAAAAGAAAGAATATGGCAGAACTGAACGCGAAAATACCAATCAAAAGCGTACTGAAAGAGACAGTGATGCACGTCGAAGTAACCGGCGTGAAGGGGTTTTCTGTTCGTCTTCATGTTGCCAGGGTGCTGATTTGGCTTGCGGCTAAGGTTGCTGGTGTTGGTATCGAAATCAAACAGTGACGGGGGATTGAATTGGCGGGATTGAGGATAACAAAAAAACGCGATGGTTTCCCGGCGCTAGTCGCCAAAGCCCCAGCAAAGGCCCGCGAGTTGGAAGCCAAACACGCAATGCGGTGGGCAAGTGTGATGATTCAGATAATGCCCGAAGATACGGGCGCGATGAAAGAATCCACGGCGGCGGTGACGGGGAGTAGCGGAGCGACGGGGGTGGTGATCGGTGTGGATTACTGGCGTTTTCCGAACGATGGCACGGTTTATCAGAGCGGACAATTTTTCGTTGAGGAAAGCCGCGAGTTCGTAAGACCGGATTTTGTTAAGGATGTAAAAAGCTTTGTGAGGCATTTGAGATGATTGGCGACCTTCAGGCAGCCCACACAGCAATATACACGGCATTGAAGGCCGTGAGCGCCATCACGGAGGAGATTGGCGGCGCAACGAATCCCCGTATCTTTTCGGAGATTGCCGAGCAGGGGAAGGCGTTTCCTCTTATCTTAATCCAGACCTTGCCGAGCAGGGACGATTCTAAAACCGCTACGGGGATGGAGAGGATTTTTGCCAATGCCAATTTGCGAATCGTGGGCATCAATAAGAGTCGGTTGTTTAATGCAGTCCTGAAGACTGAAATTGATGCCGCCATCGACAGGCAGAGTTTTCTCATAGGTGACAATCGCATAATGAGCATTAGCAGGGATAAGGAGTATAGGCGGATGCTGGTTGATACTGCTGGCGTCACCTATGCGTGGGCAGGCGGCGACTATTCGGTGACAATACGATGAGCCAAGACCCTGACAAATTCGATAGATTGATTTCCGTCCTAATACGATGGCTTGAGTTCGGGGTGTCCCTGCTCAAGAAAGAGTTTACGAAATGATTATAAGCAAACAGACCCTCTTTAATAAGTCGCTCTGCATCTGCTTCAACAATGATTCTCCTGCTTCCCTCCGCATAGGTCGTGGCAGCCATCCCAGCGGAGAATCATCATGGAGAGAGAGTATAGAAGTCAGATTGCACAGATAGGGATTGAGACAACTGAAGGGACTGCGGTAGCGGCAACCAAGCGGCTTCTAAACCAGTCCTTGATGCTCCAGATAAATTTAGAAGAGCAGAAGTATAAGCCCGTGGGTTACCGACGCGGAACCCGCTTTGACCCCGGTAAAAAATGGGCATCCATTAGCGGCCCCGGCAAACCGTCTTACACAGCCTTTCCTTACATCTTCGACGCTTTATACAAACGGGTCACACCTACCACCCCCGGCGGCTCTGCGCCCCGTGATTGGACATATGAGCAATCCAGCACTGCCAATGAAGCCATAGCAACTTTCACCCTTGAGGTTGGCGGTGACGAAGGAATGGAACGGGCTGCGGGATGTTTCTTTACAGGCTGGTCAATGACTGGCTCGCCTACTGAAATCAATGTGGATGTTGAGGGTCTGGGCAGGGCCGTTCAGGACTCCGTAAACGATGCCCTTTTCATGTCAACGCGGGAAATCCAGACGGTTGACTTGTCTGGTGGCGATGACCCCACAGGCGGCACTTGGACGCTGACAATATTGGGCTCAACCATCACAGCCCTTGCCTTTGACATTTCAGCGGCAGCACTTCAGACCGCCATTAACGCGCTATTCGCAACCGGCGCGGCTGATGTGACGGTGAGTAAGACAGGGTTTGTTTATACGATTCGATTCCCTTACTACTTGGGCAATGTCACTGCCGTTACCGCCAACGGCGCGGGCTTAACCACAGGCGGCAGCATCACAATCACCATTGCGACCACACAGGCTGGCATTGGGGCCACTGAAGTCACTGACCGGCCTATCATCCCGAAGCACGTCAAATGGTACGCGGATGCAACCAGTGGGGGATTGGGTGGGACTTTGCTGACTCGTGTTCTTGGTTATTCGGTTAAAGAATCCGCCATGCGCGATTTGCTCTTTACCGTCAATCAGGACAATGACGGGGGCGCGGCAGCAAAGGTTGACGGGGACGAGCCGGTTTTGGAAATCACCCTGTCTGTGGAGGCTGACACGGCAGGGATGGCTTTCTATCAACAGGCCAAAGTGGGAACGACGAAGTTTTTACGTTTTCAGGCTTTGGACGATGCCGATTCAATTGAGTCTGGATACAGATACCAGCTCACGCTCGACTTTGCGGCCAAAGTCAAATCCGTTGGAGCCTTCGACAATGACCAAGGCGTTGTGAAGATTGACTTCACTTTCGAGGCTGTCCATGACAGCGGCTGGGGCAAGGCGTTTTCCTTCGTGCCGCGCAACAACTTGACGGCGCTGTAATCGGGGGCGGCTGACAACCGCTCCAAAACTTTAATTTTAGTGGAGAGAAAAACCAAATGAAATCTACGACCGAATTTCCAGACTCTAAGAGTCTAACTTTAAACCTAAAGCCCGACCTTGACCCGACGCAAATCATCTCTGATTACAATCTGCGGCTGGGTGAAATCCAAGACAAAGAAACGGCTATTGAAAAGCTGAGGAAGAAACGGACGGAAGCAGGAACTCCGCACGAAGCCAAAAAACTCACAGAGCAAATCAAGGAATGGGAAAAGGTAGGCACGTTTCTTGGAATGGCCGATGAAACCATCTTAGCCGCTGCCGATGGCTGGGATTTGATTGATGCTGAGACGAATCTACCCAAGCCTTTCAACGCCGAAGGTCTAAAAGGCGTGAGCCTCAACCGTAGGCTTCTCGTGGTGCAACAACTCATAAAAGATTTGGGTTTTGATGAGCGAGAAATGACCGACCCAAAAGCATTATCCGACAAATCAGAACCGCAATCGTTCTCGGTGAACACGGCAGCGTCAAACTCCCAGACTGGGTAGATGAAAAACTGACAGACCAACTGGTTGCCGATGAGGAGAGATGTTCAGTTGAGAAGGCAAAGAAATTACGGCGCAAAAACCCTATCGAGTATAGCCGCACTGTGATGCTGGCAGAGGGGAAAAGATTGGCTCAAGAGGATATACGAAAAGGCGAAGAGCGAAAGCAGAAATCACAACAAAAGAGAGGTTAGAAAGTTATGGAAGAATTCGCAGGCAAAAGTATCAATCACTGGTTTCAGTTTATTAAACGCAACCACTCTGCGCCCGATTGGGATGTACCAAAGCTCGTCTTGGACGAAGAGGCGTTGCTTGGGCAGGAAGGCTTGAATGAGGTGCAGGTTGGGCAGTTGCGGGAGGAGTTGATAGCGCGTGGCTTATTACCAGCGCCAGCACTTGAGGGAGCCGCAATGCCAACCTTAGCCGACATCCCTGTGGGCAAGACGTTTTCAGTCAAGCCAGAAGGGAAGAAGGCGAAAGAACCTCCCCCTACGGATTAAAGCTTGGCAATGAATTGCCGATTTGAGCAGCCATTGTTTCGGAGAGGTAGATGAAGAATCCTGCGGCCAGTACTGCGATGATTACCAACGCAATCCCAGTGTTGATGCCTTTCTTTCTCGCCTCGCTTTCATTGCTCACATAGGCGATTTGATAAATCTCAACGCCTTTGTAGATGAGGTACAGGCAAAGAATATAGATGACGATTTGAATCATTCCGACCATAAACGCCTCCAGATAAGTTTTCGGCAGTTTAGAGAGTAAGACAGGAATAGTCAATGGCAACAGATGCAGAATTAGCCGGTGAAATATCCATAGACGAAAAGCCTTTCGTTGACTCCATGAAAAAGGCTGAGGACGCCTGGAATAAATTTGGCGACACCTTGAAGCGTGGGGATGGAGCGTTTCAGGATGCGGCAGGTAGATGGCGCGCTGCAAATGGTCAGTTTATGACGGACGCCGAAAAAGCCGCTGCGGGTATTGATACGTCATTCAAAAAAATCTCTGGTTCTGCATCTGCAATGAGTGAGGCTGTCGGTACGGTGGTAGCCAACATTGCCATGAAATTCGCAAGCATGGCCGCCGGAATCGTACAAGCGGGCTTCGCTTTCAACGGACTGAAAGAACAAGCAACGGTAGCTTTTACAAACTTGCTTGGTTCCGGTGAAAAGGCAAAAGCTTTTCTTGATGAGTTGCAAGCTTTCGCTGCCCGCACACCATTTGAGTTCAAAGAACTCACCCAATCCGCTCAAAAACTAACGGCTATGGGTTTTGCCGCTCGTGACGTTATTCCGATGCTCACGGCGGTAGGCAATGCTGTCGCCGCGATGGGCGGGAGTGCAGAGCAGGTCAACAGGGTCACCACGGCGCTGACGCAAATGAAGGCTAAAGGCAAAGTCAGTGCTGAAGAGATGATGCAGTTGGCGGAAGCGGGTATACCTGCGTGGCAGATATTAGCCGACAAGATAGGAAAGTCCATACCTGAAGCGATGAAGTTGGCGGAAAAAGGAGCGATAAGCGCAGACGTAGCAATCGCGGGCCTTATTGAAGGGATGCAGAGCAAATTCGGCGGCATGATGGAGGCGCAGAGCCAATCTTGGCAAGGCTTACTTTCAACCCTGAGTGATAACACGGCGCAAATGGCAGGGCAAATAATGGAGCCGTTGTTTGTCGCCAGTAAAGATGCATTGAAACGCATCCTTGATGGCTTGCCTGAATTTCAAACCCAATTCATCGCCCATTGGAAAAACATAGTTAGTGAGGTTGGTAGTAGTATTTCCCAATTGAAACCCACAGTAGAGGTTGCCTTAAACGATGTAAAAACCGTTTGGCAAAACCAGCACAGTGAAATCGTCAACATCACAAAGACCGCATGGAGTCTTGTTCATTTCGGCTTCATCAAACCCGCCGTTGAAGGTGTGAGTCGTCTCATCTCTATCTCCTCATCAGCTTTTGCTGGCGATTGGGAAGGCGCTATGAAGCGGATTGTGGGCAGCACGGATAAGGCTAGCAGTTCTGTGTTGGGTACGGTTGGGCGGTGGATGCAGGCGCTTGCGCGAGTCAACGGCATTATTACCGGGCTTGGAACTGCCGTGAATGCCGCCTCAAGTCTTGGCGGGCCACGGTTGGCGGTTTCAGCTTCAGTTCCCCTCAAGTTCGACACGGCAAAGCTTGAACAGGATGCCAAAGATGCAGGCAAAAAGATAAACACCGCTCTTGGTGCTGGCTTAAAAGGTGGCGGCGGAAAGGGAGGGGGTGCAAATGAGGCTGAGAAGGCTGCGCGTGAACTACTGGCCTCCATCAATGAATATGTGACGGCATCAGGGAAGGGCGCGCAGGTAACAGCAGCAGCATGGGCCAACACCAGCGAATCAGTACGGCAATCTTTAATCAAACAAAAGGATGAGTTTGTCGCAAATCGTGATGCCACCTCACAGCTCGTTCTCGAACTTCGTGGCGGATTACTGACTACGTATCCTCAACTTGGCGCTGCCATCGCAAATTACGTCCAGCATCTTGAAAAATCTACAATCGCCGTTGAGCGCGCGGCCGTTTCAACCCTTGATTTTATCCAGCCTAGCAAAGCGATGCAGAAGGCCGTTGATGACGCCGCGAAGGGTATTGAGGATGCGAGTAAAAAGATAGAGAAAGCCAGTGCGGAGATGGCGAAAGAGATTGATAAAAATACCCGCGAAGCCAACCAAAAGATAATAGACAACTACAACGAAACTTACAGCAAGTTGCAAAACATTGTCGGTGACGGTATGGCCGATATTCTCGTCAAGATTGCTGCCGCCTCTGGTCAGTCTCTGGGAAGAATAACCGAAGTGACGGATGGGATTTTGGATGTGGTTGGCGGCTTACCTGGCAAAATTGGCGACAAATTAAGAGGCGCTACCAACAAATTCTTAGACTTCGTGAACGGCGTAGACAGGGTTTTCAAAGGATTACATAAAATCTTCAACCAAGTGCCAGACGGTATCAGCGGGATGCTTTCTAAGGTTATTGACCTATTCAAAAAGAATTCTGCCACGGTGGGTGGGGGCGGCGGTTTGTTTGGTGCCATTGGTGGATTCTTCGGCAAACTCTTTGGTGGCGGTGGAGGCGGTACAGGAGCTGCGGGAACCGGATTATCAGAGGGCGCAGCAAGCAACGCTTCTGGTGGCATCCTGAAAAGTCTTGGTGGTGCCTTAGGTATTGCGGGTATAGGGGCTTCTTTGCTGCCTTCCATCATCGGCTTATTCAAAGGTAAAAGTCAGATTGAAAAGGACACTGAAAAGGTTCAACTTGACCAGTTAAAAGCCAACCTTGCTAAGACCTACGAAGATGTAAAAGCCGGGATGATTCAGACAATGCAGGAGGGGGCAAAGTTACTTGAGTCCCTTTCTGGTTTCGTTGAGGTACCGCGAAAGGCCATCAAGCGTTTCTTGAATCAATTGGAATTGGTATTAACCGAATTCATGGAGATGAGCAAAGGCTTCAAGACCGATGGAATTGAAGCGGGCAAAATCGTCATTGAAAATTTGGGTGAAGGTTTCAACTTCCTTTTAACAGGTTCACAACTTATCAACGCCATCAAAGACGTGGCGACAATCACCGACCAAAATATAAAAGATTTCGTCGCCACCACGATGAAGATTTTGAATCAGTGGGTTGAAGCGGTGAATGGCATTGAATTACAGACCGCAAAGTTTAACGCCAAGATAAGTGAGAAATTAAAAACAAGCTTCGAGTTTTTAGGGCTTGTTCCCGAAGTCATCAAGGGCTTTGCGGAATCCAAGCCGCTAGATGCCTCCGCCCTTGATTCCGTCTTTGCCTCCATTCAATTGATTGTCCAAAAGATGAAGATGGTCTCAGAAGCCGAACGTGGCCTTGAGCTGAACAAAGCGGGCGCAAGCGCAGGGGTTTTCACCGCCATATTCGATTCATTGAAATCAGTCATTGAGGCTTTGACAGCCTTTTCTACTTACAAACCTATAGGTGATGCGATATTTGGTGCCATCACAAATGATTTGCAAAAGTTACTCACTTGGATGGATGAGACAACGAGCTTGGTTTTGGCTGGCATAGATAAGTCAATAACCCTGGAGGAAGCCCTGACCAAACTAGCGGGCTCGTTATCTGGCGTCAAAGCCTCTCTCTCCTCGGTCACGGGCGCATTTTCAAGCAGTGGCGGTAGTGGCATCACCGCATCCATAACAAGCGGCAGCGGGGCGCAATTTGTACAAAGACAGGGGGGAGGTAGTAGTCAATCGGTAACAGACCAACGCTCATACACTTTTCAAATAAATCTACCTCCAGGCAGTGATGCTGAGCAGGTGAGAAGAGTAGAGGCTGTGGTCAGAAAGGTTCTGAACGAGCGCGATAGAGGTCATTTTACCACATCAGTTTCGATTTAATTATGGGCATAGAATTCGATTGGGCAAACTCAAAAACTTCTGAAGGCAATGCTACTTCCTTCGGCGGTTGTGACTTGCCTCTAAGCCCATCAAATAGTTTGGCAAATGACAAGACTTTAGTAATTATCTTTAAGTGGGAGCCGCCATTTGGGGGGACGCCAACAGTAGGAACGCCAGTTGCAAGCGGTGTCACTGCCGATGTAGCGCCCTCTGTTGGCTCTGTGTCTGTCTTCTCTTTTCCTGCTGGCACGGCGGGGAATGCCTCTTTTACTTTCTCAAGCCCTTGCTCATTCTTCGCCGTCGCTGTTGCTGTTACGGGAATAAAATCCTCATCGCCATTCTCCGCTGGCACATCGGGTACACAAACCGGATTCAGCCACAACATTATTGCTTCAACCACTGCGCCGGCAGCGGGCGCTGTATTGTTAGGATTTGCAGGGCTAACTTCCGTAGGCGCGACGAGTCTGCAATTTCAATCTGCCGATAACATCATTGCTGGCATTTATCAGAACTATGTCAATCTAAGCGGAGCCATCTTTCAATGCGGTGGCAGTGTGGCGGTCAGATACGCGGAGGAGGCGAGCGATGTCGGGGCTCACTCTTGGTCATCTAGCGGCGGCGGTGGTGCTTTCGGCGGCGGTGCTTCGCCCCAAAGCGTCACATCGTCAATGCTGGTCTTTTGGATTAGTCCACTTTTGGCACCATCCGCGCCAATCGTTTTAACCCCAAGAGTAAATGATAAATTCACTATCGGCTCAACTCAGGACGTGACCTATACAAGCGCGACAGACCCTGTGGTTGATACTGAGGATTTAACCTATGACATTTATTACAGTGACAATAATGGCATCACCTACAACCTAATTGACACGACCGCCCCGGGCATTCTCACTTATGCGTGGGACACAACTGGCCTTCCCGCAGGCACCTATAAGATAAAGGTCGTAGCCAACAACGGCACGGATGACGGACAGCCAGGGTTTAGTGGTTCATTCCAACTTTTTGCAGATGTTCCGCCCGGCGCACCAACAAATCTTTCCCCCACGGGCTATATAAGCCAAGCGGCCCAGACCTTTACATGGTTGCCGGTCAACCCAGATTTCGATACCCAATCCCATTATGAATTGGAGTGGGACAATGACCAAGCTTTTGGTAGTTCATCTACGACCGGCACAGTGGCATCTACAGCACCCTCTCACGCATTCTCAGCTTCTACCGACATACTTTCAACCGTTGGTACTTTCTATTGGCGTGTAAGGACGAAGGGCGCGGTTGATGGCACCTTTGGCCCGTGGTCTGCCGCTGTGACCGTGATAGTTTCGGCTGCCCCTGCCACGCCAACCATAACAAGCAGCAATACAGCCACAACTGCTCTGTGGCCGATTACCTTCACGGCAATAGCGCATACTCAGTTCCGAATCCGCCTTGTCCTTAGCGGCGACCCTCGATTGAATACGATTGTTCAATCTTCTGCCTTTTCGTTCACGACACCTTTCCCCTTAGCAAATGGCGAAGTGTGGAGTGTGTTTGTTTCTGTGTTCGACCCCATAACGGGACTAGAAAGTGCAGAAGCAACCCAGACATTAACTGTCTCATACATAGGGCCGACGAAGCCGACGATTGCAGTAATAGCCTTGAGCGAGGAAGGCGCTTTTCAGATTATTATAGGCAACGCCACCCCAGCCGACATTGACCACAGTAGGATATATCGAAGCTTGAACGGCGCTGACTTTGAGTTGATAAGTCCAAGATTAGGGGCCAATGCCCTCTATTTAGACTACCATGTAGCCAATGACCTCTATTCCGACTACAACGAGTATACCTACATGGCGAGAAGCTACAAAGTTTCCACTTTGGGCTTCACGGACTCAGACCCCAGCAGCAATGTTGGCATCATTTTAGGCAGTCTGCACCTTCACGTGGTTGATAAGACGAGCACGACAAGTAATGCAAGCTTAAAAGTAAAACTCTCCATTACCGACCCAATCATCAAGCGGTTTATTAAGAAGCAAAGAAATGTTGCGATGAAAGGCCGCACCCAATTCATCACTTATGCAGGACAGGCTAAACATACTGAGTTGGTTTATCAGGTTGTTATTCCGAGAGGTGACACTACTACCTATGCTGCGTTAGAAGCCGTGTTTAATGCCGACGCGACCTTGTGTATTAGAGACACGGATAAAAACAAAATCTTCGGGCGCTTTTTAGAATTACCAAGACAAGACGATTTGGCCGCAAACCGATTCACCTTATCTTTTACCGAATCTGACTTCAGGGAGGTTTACACAAGGTAAGATGCCGATAACGACACCTACAATTACTCCCATCGTAAATACCGCAAGCGGAAACATCGCTGTGAATTTCAGCAATGGCGGCGCAACATTATATAACCGCCTCAGACGCAACGGCATTTTGATTGGCGCGACCATTCCCGACGATGACCCCGACCCCGATGTGGCTGTTTTTTTGGACTACCAAACCAGAAGCGGAGAGCAGGTCAGTTATATAGGCAGTTCAATTGACGCCAGCGGCAACGAGTCTTTCCCGACAGCACCAATCACCGCAACCTTGAATCTTTCTTCCGCTTGGCTTCATCAGGTGGCGAAGAATACGAATGGAAATATTGGCAATGATTTTGTCGCCTTGGAGTTGTTCAACCTTGAAGGTCAATCTCAGAAAAGAGCAAGGGAAGGCAACGTATTACGCTTGGCGGCAGTTGAAAAGCCCCGTATTAAAACCGCCCCCCAAATTGCCAGAACAATCGAATGCCCTATCTTGATTCGCAACGAAGACAGAACGGCGGTAATGCCCATCTTAGAGGCAATCCTTTGGAGCAATGACCTCTTTTGTTTCAGAAATCAAGACGGCGAATTGATGTTTTGCACAATAGATTCACCGCAGGAAACCTCTACGAATTTGAATGTCGAAATGGTCTTGAAACTGACAGAGAGTGCATACAGCGAGGCGATTTTATGACAACCAAAAAGCAAGCCGTAAAGCGTGGCGGTCAAATTCAATTAGATAGCAACTTGATTACACCGACCAGCGAATATCGCGGCTCCGCTGAATTTACTGGTGATGCTGTTTTGGTAGATGTGAATTTTAATGCCGATGCCATAACTATTTGCGAGTGGATACAGATGCCGAAGGGATAGAACCATGCTGGCGAGAGCGACAAACGGATTCACGGCGGCAGAAGTTGAAGCCGCAATGCTGGGCGCAAGTGGCGTCATAGAGCGGCGTGTAAGGTTCGACTTACATGACCGTTTTGGCACCTACATCCGCCCATTGCGCTCGGTGAAAGAAGGCGGCGGAATAAAGTATGATGAGAAGAATAGTATAAGAAGGGCCGGTAACATTGGTATTGAAGAACGCACCTTTACCCTGGTTGACGGTGACCACTTTGACCCAAACGCAGACACGAATTATGACCTCGAAATGCCAACGCTGTATGAGCAAATCACACATCAATCCGCTTTAGGCTTTTGGCGATTTGGTGAGGGGAGCGGCACAAGTGCAGTAGACTCTTCTGGTAATTCAAGGACAGGCACATATACTGGCGGCGTCACCCTCAACTCCCGTTCCCTTTGCGAAGCGGCTTTACTGAACGGCTCCGCGTCCTTTGACGGAATAGACAACTATGTTGCGATAGCCGATGCTGCCGCGTGGGATGTTGCCAATATCTCTATTGAATTCTGGATTCAGACCAGCAGTGCAATTGCAGCTCAAAGAATTGTTGAACGGGATGACAATACAAATCACGCCTGGGTTGTGTTTATGGCGAGTGGGGAATTGCGATTCAGAATCTATATCGGTGCCGCACCTTTTCTTCTCTCTACTGGCGTCTTTATCAATGACGGCAATCCCCATCACATAGTCTGCGCCTACGATGGTATTTATATGCGCGCCTATATAGATGGCGTTGAAGTGAAGAGACAGGCGCAGACTGGCAACATTGATAGCGTTACTTCCACAATAAACATCGGCGGCTCTCCCGGCACGGGCGCTTACACCAACGCCATTATTGACGAGGTTGCTATCTATGGCTACGCGTTAAGTGCCGCGCAAGTCCGTAACCGTTTTCAAGCCGGTAGCGGCCAGCTTTACGAGATTGATTTCCTGCACGACCAGGTTATGCCGTGGTTTGGAATTAAGATGAGTACGGCTGGCGACGATGGAACATTTTTCGCTTGGTTCCCTCGCGGTTTATATTCCTTCTCATTCCCTGATGTAGATGAGGACTCGACAGGCTCCTATTTTGAAGGCGTCATTCAAGACGTTGTTGCGAAGTTAGAGAATACGACTGTCAGGAGTAGCAAATATACAATTGCCATCACTAAGAAATATAGAGAGGCGCTGACAGACCTCTTTACATATGCAGGGTTTGTGGTTGGTCAGTACGCTATAGCGACCAGCACCGTAGCGGAAGCGGTTTTGCCAGTCAGCAAAGACTACCCCATAGGCACAACCATCCTTTTCATAATGAATGAGTTATTGAAAGAGATGAATTATCGTCTAGCGCGGGCAGATTCATACGGGATTGTAAGGCTTGATTCGTGGGTGAGTGCCGGGAATCGCGCCACTGAATTAACGCTGACTGCGGATGAGAATTCGATAATCAGAACGGAGTTAAAGAAAAGCGCCAACTTAAAAGACGTATACAACGAAGTGGTTTTAAAAAGACAAGGGGATAAGGGCGTTGCGGAGTTGAATACCACTCGACAAATCACCAACGCCAGCCACCCGATGAGTATTGGCAGGGTTGGATATAAGACGTTTACTAATTTAAGTGCATCTGCTGCTTCACAGACGGAGCTTGACTCACAAGGCGACAAAATTATTGAGGAGAAGGGCAGGATAGCCTATAAACTGCAATTGGCGACTCCACATCTTTGCGTATTGGACAACGACGATTTGGCGCGCTTGGTAGGCATACAGCCGCCACCACTCTTCAGCGCAGCATTCCATACTTTTCCCGATAAATTTCAAATCACTTCCTATGAAGAAGGTTTTGATGACACTGCGGATTGTTCTATGACCGCAGAATTCTACATTGAGGCAGCGGCATAACAGATGACACCTGAAGCTGTACAAAACTTCATAGAAGATAAGATGAAAAGGCTGCGCTCTGCCTATCAGACGATTATTGACCAGCTCTACATCGGAGGCCCGCCGAAGACTGATGATACTGGCGCTGGGAGTGCTGGGATTGAACAGCATTTCCTTATCTTCCCATCATCAATAAAGCCATTGGTAGCAAGCGATGCAGCGGTTGTTTTACCACATGGCAATGGCAAATCAGTTATCGGCGTTCCTGTATCGCCTCATCTTGGCAAGCCTCTTCACGACTCCTACTGGTGCGTACCAGAAGAAAGTCCGACTGTTGAAGTGACGCTGGCAACCGGGGCGAGAGTGAGAAGGTTGACCGCGCCAAAGTCTATGCCCATTACCGTTGCAACATTCAACGTGGTGGCAGCGCAGCCAGGTTCGGCAGCAACTATAAAAATCTATGCCGACGATGGCACCACAACGCCTGTTCAATTGTGGACTTCCGGCAGCATTGCAACCACAGGAACAGGGATTAAGAAAAATAGCGCAACCGCTCCCTTCTGGGTCTATATGGGATTTGAATATATTATTGAGTATTCAAACACCGACGCGACCGTAGGAGTAACGGCGCACGAAATGTCAGCCAACGCCGATAATATATTGAATGATGGCAATGCGCAGATAGCGACTAGCGCGACAAATTTAGTAAGCAACACGGGTCAGAACGTGCCGCAATTTCCAATTATCAAATTTACTTAACAGGGATGGTCAGATATGAGGTATGGTATCGTCAAAGCAAATCTACGGGGTGCGATAGCAGATGGGTATAGGAGAAAGATTCTTATGCTCAAGAAGATGATTTGTGTACTGTTCACCCTTTTGGTCACTTTGACCATTCCCACTTATCCACAGACCTTTGTGCCAAATTTGGTGCGCTTATCTGACGACAGCAACCCAAGCCACATATTGATTGTGAAAACGGATGGCTCGTATCTGCTCTTGATGGGGCTTGATTCTCTCCGCATTGAATCTTTTGCGACCCTCAACCGCAAGGGCGATTACCTTTCGTTTGAGGAAACAACTCCTTGGTACAGAGTTGTTGTGGTGGCGAATATCGCAAATCGTACCGGAAAAGTAGTTGTTAATTATTTTAACGTCGGCACGTTTACTATTGTTGACAGAACCGTTGATTGAGAATAGGGTGAAGGTACAAACTACAGTTTACATCTCCGGTGTAACTGCGGTTGTGCTAGGGTGGCGGTCTGGAACACTGCCACCCACTAACCTACCCAAATTCTTTAATCAATTTTTGAACAATTTAATAGGGGTAGGGCATAGGCTACCAACCTATGCCCCGCGATTACCGAAGTAAACGCACCACGAGCAAAAGGGCTGCCCGTGATGGCGCGCATGAAATCAGACAGGTGAGCGCCTGTCAAATTGAATCACCATCACAAGCCCAACCAAACGAACAAGCCGGGGTAAGGGAATTGCATCGTTAATCCTCACACAATTCAATTTGTAGGAGGATAAGGAAATGAGAATGGAAAACATACGGACTAGGGCGGAACTGGGGCAATCGGAGAGTAGGAATTACTTTGCGAGGGTGATGGCGATGGTAAAAAAGGTTGAAGATAACAAGACGAGAGCGCAATTTTGGGTAACAATCGCGCTTTCAATTTCTATGGCGTTTGTGCCGTGGCTGGGTTTACAGCTTGTTGAAATGGGGCGCAATCAGGTTCGGCAAGAGCAATACAAAAAAGATATTGACCTACTGAAGCAAACAGTTGAAGACAAGCAAAAAGAGATTGAAGCTTTGAAGTTGCGGCAGCAAGCGCCTGAGAGTGTCAGCATAAAACCCGTACCGAAAGCAAAGCCACGGCAGCAGCAAGCAAAGAAGCGCCAGAACCTGAATGGGCAAAATCAAACCTATTCAAACGGTTATGGGCTGAGGAAGGTGAATCTATGAAACGTTCAGGCTGTAGATGCGGGCCGCTTAATGATTGCGGCGAACCGGGCGGCCCCGGCGATATGTGCGAATGTGACGGACAGGGGAACTGCACTCATTGGATTGTCGGGGATTTCAATTTGTTTAATAAGACCGCTGCGGAAATCGAAGCATCAACCACCAGGTTTCTATTAGATGAAAACTTCGCCTTTGTTGAGGTAGGGTTATTTGCCGCTGCCGGTCTACAAATTGGCGACACGTTATCCGCCGTGGTTGATGCTCATTTGTCATTACGCCCCGCTGATTCAGATGAAAGATTTGACATCCTCAATTGTCGTTTCACCGATGATGTCGTGAAGGTTATTTATGAGCGTGGCGGTAAGACTAGAATCGGGGAGTTAAAGAACCCGAAGGCAAGGCCATAAATGGAACTATGCCGAGTCATCCTCATAGAAGACGACCCTACGCAATGCGAATTGCTGGGCGAGTTCCTTGAAAGGTCGCACGAAATTCGCTGTGAGTTCATCCACACTGACCGCTTGCAGGCCGGTATAGGCATTCTACGCGATGCCCTTAATAAGCCTGAAGACATTGTAGTGATTGTGGATTTGGGCTTACCAGATGGCGAAGCCATGCGATTGCAGGCTATTTCAATGCTGAGGGCGATTAGTGAGAAGCCGGGGATTTTGGTTTTAAGCGGCGCTATTTCTGTTCAAGAATCTTTACAAGCTATCAAGATGGGTGCGGACGGGGTGAGGCAGAAACCGCCTGAGAGTCCTGAAAGATTCGTCTGGTCTATTCTGGAGGTGGTCGAGAGGCGAAAGGCGCTTCTGTCCGCGTTGAAAATACAAGCGGAAAACTTCAAGCCAGAGACCGTGCGCACAAAGTTATTAGATAAGAAAAGCAAAATAGCGATTCTGACGGCGGCAACCGTGGCGGCTATCACAACTCTCATTGCAGGCTTTTGGGAAGCGATAAAGAGCTTATTTACAAAGGCTCATTGAAGGAAAGCCAGCGGCAACCAGCTAGGGGATTTGGGTTGAAAAAGAGACTTTATGGGAAGAAATCTCTTTTATCCGCTGGGCGATTTTTGAAAAAGATTCAGGGGCGAGCAGGGGAGAAAGCCGTAGCCTGTAAATTGACGGCGAAGAAAATTCGTTGAGGCAAATATTGCCACACAAAACGGGGAGGCTCTGCATGAGCCTGTATTTGAATCAGCTTGCTCCTGAGTGATATGCACAAATAAACGGACAAGAATAGGACAACAATTAAAAAGCATCAATCCAATCAGCGAAAAATCGCAGACTGACTTTTATACTTGAGGAGAGAAAACCAATGAACATAAACCGCGAACGATTCTTCAAACGCTACAGGGAGGAGTTTGGCAGGCTGTCACAGGCTCAGGTTGCGGCGCTTGGTGATTTACTCACCGCCATTGAAAATGACCCGCAAATCGAAGATATGCGCGATGTGAGCTATATTCTAGCGACGATTAAGCACGAAACGGCCCACACGTTTGAGCCCATTGAAGAATACGGAAAAGGAAGAGGTCACAAGTATGGCATTGCCGACAAAGAGACAGGGCAAAAATACTACGGGCGCGGATATGTCCAGCTCACCTGGAGAAAAAATTACCAGACCTTTGCTGACTTGCTCTCTATTGATTTGGTGAATAAACCAAAACTAGCCCTTGACCCGAATGTGGCGTGGCAAATTACCAGCATCGGAATGAGAAAAGGGCTTTTCACTGGCAAGAAACTTAGCGACTTCATCAACGACAAAAAGACGGACTATCTAGGAGCTCGCAAAATCATCAATGGCACCGACAAGGCTCAACTTATTGCTGGCTATGCGGAGCAGTTTGAAGAGATTTTATCCTCCTCTGAATTGACGGCTGACGAGAACCTTAATGTTATACAACAAGGTGCGGCATTGGTTGACCGCTCTCCCTCGCAGCCGTCAATTGAGGCTCAAGCCGCTACCGGCAACCTAAGCTCTCAGCCCGGGCAAGCCAGCGCGCAGGAAACGCCATCACAGACGAAGTTGGAGCTAAAAGACGGCAACCTAAAACTCGAAACATCCGAAAGCCCCGCACCGCCTGAAAATGTGGCGATAGAGAAGCCCCCTGTAAAATCTTTTGGTGCTGAAATCAAAAAGGATTTGGGAGCCGTGGGACTTGGGGAAGTCGGCTTGCAAGGCGTGAGAGAAGCCGCAGAGGGCGCAAAGTTCTTAGGGCTTTCGGCGCGCTTCTGGGTATGGGTTTCAATTATTGCCATTGTTGCTGGCGCTGCCTATTTGATTGCGAAAGTCTACAAGCATTGGACAGAGACAAGGCGAGATTTAGAAATAACCAATCAGTTGATAAGTGCAAACAGCACCGATTCCAACAAGGTTGTACTTATGGACTCTGACAAAGCGGCGGAATTTGCGAAGGCTGGCTACAAGATTATTCACAGGTAAAGGAGGCGAATAATGTCTGAAAGATTCGTAACGAGAACGCTGACTGTGCGGGAATATCTCTACTGGCTTAAAGCTATTGCTGGCGATTTCGAGGCCGCTGTAAATCTAGTGGAGTTGCGCCGCGTTGACTCCACTCTTGACCTAAGAGACACGCCCTTAAATGAATGGGCGGATGTGTTCAAGGAAATGTGCGAAGCGGCAGAAATAGGCTTGGCGTTGAATGAGATTGAGCAGGCCACGCCGCCGGAAACTTTGCATATCACGATTAACCGAAATCAATCACCTGAAGAACTCCAGCAAGCGATAAGATTTCTGGCTAACAAAAAGGATGAACAGTGAATCTACCAACCATCAAGCCCGAATATAAATTCATCGCAGGCGGCATTCTTTTATTGCTGGCAATTGTTTTCGCCGTCAATCGCGCTACGAGTTGGTACGACGATTACCGGCACAGCAAGGTTGTGGAAGATTTGAAAATAGAGCGCCAAAAGGATATTGAGCGCGGGGATTTTTTCGAGACAAAAGCAACCAAGGCCGAAGGTGAAAAAGTTACATACCAAATCGCTTTAGAGATTGCTGGCAAAGATGCCCAAATCGCAATGGAGAAAGTAACAAATGCAGAACAGAAATTTAATCAGGAAATTGAGTCTATTGGTGTGGCTGTGCCTGAGTGCGAACGTTACAGCCGCTTACGGGCAAAGCTCGGGTTGCGCCCCGCCCCTTGTGAAACCGCAGGACAATAATCAGAAGGTGCTGGTTGATATTGAGTTCCTGAAAGCCGCAGAAATAGCGATTGCCGACCGTGACAGGCTCAAGGTTGTATCCGAAGGACAGGCGGAAGCGTTGATGGCCAAAGACCAGCAGATAGCGGCCTTGCGAGGTCTATTGCAACTTGAGAAGCAAATCTCTACTGACTGGAAAGAGGCGGCAACCGCGCGCAAAGACGCCCTGAAGACCGATGATAAATTGATTCTGACCTACGATAAGAGGATTGCAGAACTACAGGCGGAAAGGGATGCCAGTCGCCGTGCAAATAAACTGTGGGGATTCGCTGGCGTTGTCTTGGGTGTGCTGGCGACCATCGCTATTAAAGGCAGTAATTAGCCTTGTTTCAAATGAACTTCCACCTTGAATAAATCAGAAATGTCATTCGTATAGCTTTGGTCTATTGAATGGACAACGTTATCAATAACGAATTTACCTGAGAAGTTTTCAGCAGAGGGGAATTTTTCTTTCCCGATGGGCGTTACATTGGATGACAAGTATACGGACTGTCCCGGTTGGTACATTGGAAACGATTCAGCCCAAGATGAAAAGATGCATTTGTCTTCAAGCCAGAATGTCACGCTGATGTTCATTGAATTCGCCTCTCTTTTGATGCTCCAATAATACCATATCAATTCCCCTGTGTGTTGGCCGGTTGGGTTGGGGGAAGGGGGAAATTACGCTGCTCTATCAATTTCCGCTAGGCAGAGTTTGTATTGTGCCGGGAATCTGATGCTGCCGTCTTCATCCCAGCCTTCAAAAAGATGAATGTTGTACACGCCTTGATACCAATGAATCTGCTCTAGCCTTTCCCGTAGGCTTTCTGCATCAATAACGGCATCTCTCACCATCTTCCTGGCAATGATAGTCCTGTCGGTAAATAAGCAGGGATAGCCTATGCGACTAGATTCTTCGTGGTCAGCGAAATCCGGTTGTGTGCGTTCCTGAAATACCCACAGTTGACCCGTAGGTGCCACAGTAGAAGCCGAAAGTAAACGGTGTTGCGCTTGTTCGTTAAGTGGTCGTTTACACTCCGGACAAGCCCATGTGCGTAGAGAAACAAAGGCGTGTCCACACCATTCTTTCAGGTCAGGGTACTCATTCATTTTTTTGCCTCATATCGTTTGGTCTTGCGGTTGTACTTCCCATATTTGATTTTAGTCGAGCAGCGAGTAGTAACCGGATTATTGCACGGCTCATTCTTTCTCGCAGACCACCCGCAACTGCATTGCTCGAAGCAATCACAGGTGCCAGCCTTCGCGCCACACTGAGCGCATTTCCAATCCACTTGGCTGAATAGGTGTTCAATTCCCATAAGTCAATCATCCCTCCCCCAATCCGCGCCCCGAAAAAAAAAGACAATTACTTTTTGCGCCTATCAATTCCGATTTCGTTAGCATCAAGTTGAAACCCTAATTTCTTGGCGGCATCCTGTAATGGTCTGTAATGATGGTAATTATCCGTATTGCGCCAAAGGGTTTTAAGTCGTTCAATGATGACCTCTTTGGGCTCCTCTATTAACTCGACCGTTACGCGATACCTGTGGACGCTTACAACGCCATTGAAACAATCGGGTTCCTTTTGCTCCCATTGTGAGAGGTTGTAGGAATTGATTTTGCGGAAGGTTTCAAACTCCAGTTTGGTTTCTTCCACAACTACAGGTTTCGTTTTTGATTTGCTCATTTAATTCTTTCCCCTTCCTCCCTGGTCGCCTGCCGACAAAAGAAAATGGCTACCTGCCTTTTCCCTGCGTGACGTGCCAGCCTGTGCAGAACATGCATTTATAGGGCTCAACTATTCCCCATTTGGCATTCGCCCTGCCCTTGCAGATTCGTTCTGCTGCGTCCTCTGATGCAAAGAAACGCTTAGTGCCACAGCCTTTCAATTTCGCCTCAGCCGCAATTATCTTCGGTGATAAGGGTTTCTTCAGCGCCCTACGCTTTAAGCCGTTTATCCTGTTCTTTATAGGATTGCCCATGTTTCTTTCTCCTGCTTCGGCATCTATGATGCGTGTCGCCCGATTGCTTCCAAGTATCAACGCCAGCCTGCAAAGTCCCTGTGGCATTTTCGGCGTCCACATTGTTCGCATTCAGATAGAGCGTTGCGCCACAGAGATTGCATCGAACCGCCGTCACGATATTGAATTGCGGGACGACTTGGCCTATACGGGTGTCGGCGTTGCCTGCCTCTGCAAAGGATTGAGCCCCTTTTTGTAATGTCATTTTTTCTGCTTTCATTCAGTTATCTTTCCTTCCTCGCTCAGGCTAAGAGCCGCCAAGCAGATATTACGTGCCGAGAAGTAGCGCAGGGCTTCAGGGAATGGCACATACACGGGCTTGTTATCGCCGTCTGTGACTTGGTTGTGCAGGCGCTTCTCCAGGGCTTGCAGGTAAGCCAAACGCTCCATCAATCCTTGGGCATTGATATACTTGACTCACCTAGCCTTTTATGCGATAATCTGAGGCATGGAAAACCAAGTTGATAACTTTCCGAAAACATTACAAGAAGCAATCATATACTTCTCAAATCCTGATGTTGCTTTACAGTTCATGGCGAATCTCCGCTGGGCAGATGGCGTTGCCGTTTGCCCCAATTGCGAATCGAAAGAATCCAGCTTCATATCAACTCGTCGCGTGTGGAAGTGTAAAGCCTGTAAAAAGCAATTCACGGTTAAACTTGGAACCATCATGGAAGACTCGCCAATCGGTCTTGATAAATGGCTTTGTGCTATGTGGATGATTGCCAATTGCAAGAACGGTATAAGCTCTTACGAGATTCACCGTGCTATCGGTATCACTCAGAAATCCGCTTGGTTTTTGCTCCATCGTATCCGCCTTGCAATGCAAACGGGCACATTTGAAAAACTCTCTGGCACTGTTGAATGCGACGAAACTTTTGTTGGTGGCAAAGCCAAGAATATGCACAAGAGCAAACGCGAAGCGAAGATTCAAGGTCGCGGTGCGACTGGCAAAGCCATTGTTATGGGTGTGCTGGAACGCGCTGGCGAAGTGAGAGCGAAGGTTATACCCAACACAACGCAAGAGACATTGCACAGCCACATATACGATAGCGTAGGGAAAGGTTCTGAGGTCTTTACAGACCAGTTTCCTGCATACAACGGTTTGGAATCCGATTTCGTTCATAAGTTCGTTAATCACGCTGTTGAGTATGTCAACGGTCAAGTTCACACAAACGGCATAGAGAACTTCTGGAGCCTGCTGAAACGCGGCCTGAAAGGTACATACATCAGTGTGATGCCTGCTCATTTATTCCGCTATGTTGATGAACAATCATTCCGATTCAATAACCGCAAAGTAAACGACGCAAGCAGATTCCTGCTGGCCTGTGCATCAATCAAAGGTCGAAGGTTGACCTATAAGACATTAACAGGGAAAGGTGAATAAGCCTTTTAGTGATAGAATAGAGGTATTATGAAAACGATAACAGGCTCTAAAACAAAAGACTCAGATTCGTCTATGAACGCTTCGAAGTCGAGAGAATTTCAAGCCTTCGAAGCGTTAGCTAAAGCATTGATTATAGTGCCTAAAAAGGAAATTCTTGAAAAAGAGCGAGAGGCAAAACACGTTAAAACTAAAAGTGAACAACGAAAGAAAAGGGTATCTGGCTGATTTGCTTCGAAGCTATAGATATGTCACCTACTAAGCCAAAAAAAGAACAACTTTCAGAAGATGAAAGATTTCCGCTTTTCGCTCTATTAAAAGCAAATCCCATCCCTCTGATACTTTTGAGCGAAGATGAAATTTATAACCTTGCAGACGCTAAATTGATTCAAGCCCTCCAAGAAGATGACCGAATTGAAAGAAAGCCTGCGGGTATTCACGCAGAGCATTTAGGTAACTATTTCAATATGTGGTCAAATACGCCTGCCAATGGCGGTTTAATCGCTGTTGGTATTGATGATGACGGCGGGCTTAGTGGATGCATCAAGGCAGATATTCAACACATAAACGATTTGCAAAGTCGTGCGGGTGGGACTTACTGCCCAGATGCAAGATACAACTTTAAAAAAGTTCTGTTTAATCACCCTGACGGTACACCCGATTACTTGTTGTTATTTCGTGTCAAATATCATGAATCAAGAGTAATTCGTAATAATAAAGGCCAAGTTTTTGCGCGTTTCGGCGACAAAAAGAAGCAGTTAAATGCAGACCAAATCCGTGAACTGGAGATAGATAAAGGACAACTTCTATTCGAACAAGACCCAACGACCCTTGAATATCCAGCAGATTTTGACATTCAACTAATTAAAGAATGTGCTGATAGATTCAGGAAATCTAAAGAACTTCCGTCTGATTCCTTAACCGACGAGGAAATCCTTGAATTGCTATTTTTAGGTAAAATAAAAAAAGAGAGATTTTTGCCAAACAATGCTTGCGTAATTGTTTTTGCAAAACACCCACGAGAAGTTTTCCCCGGCTGTCGGATTCGCTTCTTTCGCTTCGAAGGTGAGGAAGAGGGGACTGGCGAGAAATTTACTCCACAAAAAGATATATGGATAGACATGGGCAGTATTCCCTATTTAGTTCGGGAAGCAGAAAGGGTACTTGATAGCCAACTTCGGACTTTCACGAGATTAGGTAAAAATAATAGATTTCAAACGACTCCTGAATATCCTCGTACCGCTTGGTATGAAGCTTTAGTAAATGCTTGCGTTCATCGCTCATATAGCCTTCGAAACATGAATATTTTCGTCAAAATGTTCGATGATAGAATCGAAATTGAGAGTCCAGGCGGCTTCCCACCATTGGTTACACCTGAAAATATCTACACATCACACAACCCTCGAAATCCTAGAATTTTTGACGCCATGCAATATCTAGGTTTCGTTGTTGGCGCACGAGAGGGCACGAGGAGAATGCGCAAATCAATGCTTGATATGAAGCTACCATTGCCAGAATTTATCCAACGCTCTGAGACATACAATACAGTTCTTGTGACGCTAAGAAATGACTATAAACACAGAAAAGTTTTGCTAGATTCCGATGTGGCCGGATTCGTTGGTGAAGTGATTTTTAAAACACTTTCTCAAGATGAAAAACGCGCCATAAATTTTATCGCAGAACATGGTGAAATTAGCGTCAGTGATTTGCAGCGAATTACGAAAAGGTCTTGGCACTCTGCAAGAAACTTACTTGTAGGATTGGTTAAAAGAAGCATTCTATTAAGCACCCACCGAGTTGAAAAAGTTAAAAAGTCAGGACGTGACACCGCAGCAAGATACACCCTCAACAGGTGAGTCAGGTATATTAATGCCAATCCTTGCTTGCAACAGTGCTCATGGACGGTCATCGCGGCGGTTACTACCCAACCTTGCCTTGATATAATCGGCATCCACACTCTACGGCATAGACGCATCTGCCGACCTGTTTCTTGGTGATGGCAATGTTATGCGTCGGGCAAATGTCTTTGCTCAATTTCTCAAGATGCTCAGCAATCTCTTTGTCCTGCCGCTCAAGGTCGCTTTCAACCTGCTCCAGCGTGGGGAACTCTGCCTTGCCGCAGGTAAAACGACATTCCAGTTGGTGTTCGCCCCAAGTCTGATTCTTAAAGCAAGCGTCGACAAAGGGCGTACCATCACGACCTAAATCAACGTGAGCCCCCACGGTCTTATAATCAACGCCAGCGCCGCAAATCTTGTTAAAGAATCCGTTGTGATGAATGCAGGTATCAAGCCTGCGCCTGATTCGCTCCTGTCGGCGTTCATCATCGGTCATGTGCATTAGCGATTTATAACCCATAATCTTTCCTTTTTCGTCGCTCGCGGCGGCAACTACCCCCACACAGCGAACTCACAGGCATATTCGTGTAGGTAATGCGTCTTGCCTGCGTCATCCGTAATCTCTGCGTTCATCTCGTCATCGGTTAATTCGTTGCCTGTTTCGTCGTCAATAAGGACAAGCGACTCTTGAACATAGGCGTTCGTATCGCCTTCGCGGTGGCCTGTTTCTCTAATGCGAAGCACTCTGCCATCCGGTAAAGTGACCACGCCCTCCATGTCTAAATCGGTATCTGGTAATGACGGGTACATAATTCCAATCTCTCCTTTTCCTTTTTTGGTCGCGCCAGGGGAGGGGCAGCTACAAAAGCTCACAATCCGCTGGGTGAACATTTAGGCGCCGGTTCGGGAATCTTGGCGAATCCTCATCGAACAGCACATCAAAATTGGCGCTGCTGTTATGACCGACGATTACACCGCAGGAATTTCCGACCTTCACCCGTTGCCCACACCGAACATCAGGCAAGCCCCTATATTTAGCCATACGGATGAACTGCTCTGTACTTTCTGGCCTGCCAATCTTGCGCGCTCTGATTGCGGTGAAAGGCACATCCGGCCACGGTTCGCGCACGTCGCGCCAATACTCAGCCTTTGCTTTGCCAGCACTTCGAGCATTGATTTGCTTCGTCCAGTTGGTGCCGATAACAGACACTTCAAAAGAATAAACTTCGTTCATATTTTCCTTTCGTGCTTTTGGCTTGCCGGGTGGCAAGGGGTCGGGGCTACAAGCCAAGTGCAGTCTGTATTTCCTTCTGTGCGTCTTCTTTGCCCTTCTGATATTCGCGCTCGATTATCAAGCCAATGGCTCTCGGTATTTTATATCTATGTTCAGTTCCGTCTCCTAAAACGCGACTGATGGCGTAATCCGCATTGCCCCATTTGCCATAGCTCCAGTTTGGCGTCCAATTGCTCAGACTGAAATCTACGTGTTCAGGTAATTCCGAAAGCGGTTTCTCTATCGTGTCGTTATATCCCATCCCCCTACCCCCTTTCCTTCGGCGTTTTCAGGGCCAACACCTATGCTGGCAGGGTTAGCCACCAGCACAGGTAAGGCCACAGGCTCACGCTCTGGCATAAATCGAAACAGTGATTGAATCCGGCGCGGAAGCAGGGTAATCGGTCTGTGAATGCCCTGAAAGGCTGACGCCAAACTTCTCGCCCTTCACGGCTTCTGAAGCGATGGCTTCGACGGCAAATTCTTTGGCTTTGATAAGCTGATAGCTTGCGCCCTTGTCAAGTTCGCTTGTTGATTCCAGCTTCATAATCTGGTCAACCGCATTTTCTTTCGTTACTTCTGCTGATACACTCCAACTCATAATTCGCTCCTCTCCATCAAGCAGGTATGGTTTTGGTAAACCAGCCCGCTTGCATTCCTCGTTAATGTTTCGTTTACGCAGTTCAACAAATTCCGCCATCGCCCTCTGAATATCAGGGTCGGTTTTAAGGTAGTTGTCAAAAAGCGCATCCAGTTCGTTTGTGTACTTGATTTGGCTTTTAGCGGCACTGGTTTTCAGCGCCAGTAACTCATCAATAATCCCCTGAAGTGTAACTAAGCTAGCTTGTTGCATTCTGTCTTGAACGTGGCCTTTGGGCTTCAGCGCCTTGACCCGTTCTGCGTTCGTTACGATGATTGCCAGCACCTCATCAATGGTTTGGTTGCGTGAGGCGGCAGACTGACCGGCAAAAGCTACGCCAGCATTGAAAGCGGCCTCTAGTTGGTCGCGCTCCTGTTTTGTGTTTACGTGCGCATCGGATTCGGCGAACCAATCCATAAAGGCGTTCTCGGTGCTGGCCTTGTCCTGCAAAGGCAGAGGTGTGGGTTGTGGGCGATGGTTCCAGGCGGCGATGGCCTTATCTTTGTCTTTATAGGAGTAGCTACTAGGCTGTACGGCGCAACTACAGTAATCTTTACAGGTCACATACCATCCAGCATAGCCATTGAGTAATTCTGCGCTGCCCCCACAAAACGGACACGGTAACAACTCATCCTTTTGCTGCTGCGGTTTGGGATTGGTCATGGGGTCTCCTTTACTGGCAAGCCCAACAACAAGCTATGTAAGTCTTGCGCTTCTTCAAGCGTGGTTGTTTTGATAATGACCCTGTAGTGATTCACCGTTCCGTTTGATTCACAGGTCACAAATGAAGCGTCAACTAATTTGCGCAGCCTATCGTAGGCTATTAATATCTCATCGGTTTTCATCACTCTCCCCCTTTCCCTCTTCCTTTGTCGCCACCTGCTCTTTCCAGCGATACTGGGCGTAATAGGGGTTATGCTCAAGCAAGCCGATGGAATGCAAATAATCTAAGGCGGCTGTGTGCTTCGCTATTACATCCTTGTCAGCACTCGAAAAGCCTGACATCCATCCATCATCACCTTTGGCAATCTCACCGACTATAATCTTTGCAAACCCCACCGCCTGCTCTTTGGCCTGCGCCAGTTCGGTTTGGGCAAGGGATAGTTGCTGGCGAAGTTCGGTAATAGATGTATTGTTTTCGCCAAAGATAATATTTGATTCCACGCGGCGTTGCGCTTGATGACGTATCTCATCTTCCGTCTTACCACTGCTCCAGCCCTTACCGTAGACCAATTCAGCTAGCCATTCCCGTAGGTCGCAATACTGCTTTTGCCATTCATGGCTGTCCTGACTGGCTGTGGCTACCTGCGCGGTGAGGGAGGCAAGTTGCCGCTTTGCTTCGGTAAGCATTACTCGCAATTTATCTTCCTTCCCTGCGATTTCATTGCCCCAATTCTCATAGCAGCCACAGTGAAGAAATGCCCCGTTTGGCAGTTTGTGAACATAAGAGAGTTGAGTGAACCCGCTATTGCATTTGACGCAGGTATAGGTGAGCCCTGTTGGCGACTGCCGAAAGGTTAGCTTTTCTGTCGGTAGCTTCTCTGCGTTTGCCTCAGCCCGTTCTGCCCGGTCGCGCAGGGCGGTGAGGGCATCTGAAACCTTTAAGCATAAATCTATCTGATTTAGTATTGGGCCATCTATCTTGAACATTTGCACGAGCGCAGACTTAACCCATCCGTAGGCTTCTCTTGTCTCCTCATCTTTGGCCTGCCCCCGGTTGAGAGTTTTGACGAGCCAATCAGAGAAAGCATTGCCCTCCATATTCCAAAGGAAATGGCCGTAGCAATTCACAATCTTATATTCACCGGGGCCGGTACGCTCTGCTCTGACAGGAAGAAAGGTATCAAACCCGTTTACGGATTCTGGTTTAAGCGTTATATGTTCCAGTGGCGCTTCTCCGGTTCTGTGCCAGCAATCCTCACAAACCGTGAAGGTCACATTACCTACGGACTCTCCGCACCTGATGCACTTGTTCCGCATACAGGCGCAGTTGCCATCTGCTGGCTCTTTACAGTTCGGACAAAGTTCTTTTTCCTTGTCGTCTTTGGGTGTGGTGGTCATCAAATAGCCTCCCTCAATTTCGCCTCAACATTTTGCACAGAGATGTTGTAGTTGGTCGCAAGCGTGTCAACTGAGTAGCCGCTGAGGAAATCAATTAGAATCTGCGCATCTGTTAAACCCATCGGATAAACACTATCTCTGGTCATTGAGGCTAAGGGCTTTTCGCCAAAGTAATGCCCTCTGCGACCGCATACAGGACGGCGAAGGGCAACCGTGCAGGCGCTTGCCCCACAGGTCTTGCCGTTCGCTAATATTGCATGACATTTTAATCTCATCATTTCTCCTGTGTTGGCAGGGGCAGGCCATTGCCTTTACAATTTCTCGACTTTAACAGACCCCCACACAGGGTCTAGGTCGCCTTGGATTGGACAATTTGACAAAACCCCATTGTCGTTTATATTGAACCGAACCCAATCAACGGCATTCTCAAACGTGACCTTTTGACCGTTGACCTCATCCGGTATTTCCTGCTCGAAAGTAACCTTTATTCTCATAATCTCCTCATCCCCTTGCCCCGCAATCACCGTTGCCAAAAGAAAATTACTTCCTTCCTTTGTCGGCAGCCTCGCCAAGCAAATTATTCACTCGCCAAATAGTCTTCCTGTTGCAGAGTCGGCTATCACAACTCTGTCGCCGGTGAAAATCATTTCGGGTTTAGATTTTTTCTTTCGTGTTTTCCTTACAGGCTGCTTGGTAGGTTGAATGGGTAAGCTTCCAGGTGGCCTGCCTGTAGCCTGATGGTAAACCCTTTCAAGAAGTATTTTGGTTTTGCGTACGCCCAAACATCCAGATGCGGAATGCGCCTCAATTTGAAACCAACCTCGTTCGATTGCTTCATGGATAGAATCAATTTCGCGTTGGGTAGCCGGTCTAAAAGTGGCAGCGTTTCCGTGTTTATTAAAAATCGTTTCCTCACGAATTATTTGCCCATTGCGCCAACTATAAACGCCTTCACCTGTGATTTTCCCGACAACCAAATGGTCGCTTGTTACCGCTTGAGGCATATCGCGCCATCGCTGAAATATTTCTTTTGCCGTGTTTCCTATGCTTGGTGCCATAATCTTATTCGCTCCTCTGTCCTTTTCTTCGTCCATCCCCTAATCAATAAGCCCTACTCCCGCCCCTCTTAACCCTGCCTCTTTCGGTCTGTATCCCCTTCTGCTCAGCGTTCTTTTGCTCCCCATATGTCCAGTGAATCGAGCAATGAACAGAGATAGTGAAATACTCTTTGCTGCCAATCTTTTCCTTATGGCACTTGCAGCTTGCGTAGGCTTTAGGCAATGGTGGCCCGTAGGCTTCGCCTTCAGATTGGCGCAATTTGGCTAAGCCATTTCTGCCGTTCTGATAGCCACTCTTCTTGCGTCCGTTGTTGGCGTTGTGCTGTTGCTGTTTGGTTATGTGGGCCATTCCTTTCGCTCTCCCTTCAAAAGACCTTCAATGGCCTGCAATTCCTCTATGGTCAGATGTGCAGGCGCTCTCCGCGCACTCCCAACTAGCGCCCATATGGAAGCCCACGTTCGCTGTCGTCCTAATTGCGCATCGTGTTCTTCTTTGCTCAGCCAGCAACAACCGGGCGACGTGAAACCCACACCGTCAACAACGAACGATTCCTTGCTCATCCGCCGTCCGTTGCTCAGATATGCCCACTTGCGCCCGATACGAGTTACCGTGACATTGCCGCTGGGAATCCATTGCTGACCGCTGGCAAAGTAAAGCGTCTGTCCGACTTTTAATTGCGTTTCGTCCATAATCCTTCCCCCCCCCCTTACAAATTCAATTGCCGCCTGGTGCAAAATCCAAAACCCCTTGCCCATTCGCTTCAACTTCAAAGCGACAAACCCCACACCTGAACCACGCCCTCGTAGTCCTCCCCTTATCATCCCAATCGGCGTAGAAGCGCATCGGGTGATTGCAGTGGACGGGGCGGGGGTCTGTGTAGGTGTCGGACATAATTCCTCATTCTTACAGTGCGACCTATACCCTGCGGCCTCTCCGAGTCGGCTCATTTATCCTCAGTTTTTTTCGGGAATGGATAATTGCGCCCCAACTTCACATCACTGCTTCTCAAGGGCATCAAAATGACGTTAATGAACTGTTCCGTGGCGTTATTGTAGGCATCCAGACGAAACGCTTTTTCGTCGCCATACAAACTAATCAAAACATGGGGATGGCGTTCTTCGTCTTGGGATTTTGAGATTTGCTGCAAAATGGCAATCAGCATTGGCAGGTTAACCGCAACTTGTGCCACAGGCTCGCCTTGAGGAATTGTAATGTCAAGATTGGGGAAGTTACCTCTGCCTTCTCTGGCAACGAAAACTCTCTTTGAATCAAAACTACCACTGCGAATCTCGACGCCTTGCTCGGAAACACCCGTAATAAAAACCTTATTCTCTGGGGAGTCACGGTGTCGGTTGGCGGGAATCAGTCTGGCAATTTCAGAAGCGACAGACGCATCAAGTAACACTTCGCCTTCATGCTCTTTTTCGCCACCAAGAAACGTAAGTGCTTCCGCGTCGGTCTGTAGGTTTGTGATTCGCATCGCAAAATGACCGTCTGTCACCTGTGTTTCATGTGGTGTAATCTTAATGCAATTAAGGTTGTACCTTGATACTTCCTCAGTCGCTAAATTAGCGAGTCGGAGATTGTGTTTATTGAGCATCGGAAACTTACTTTCCGCTCAGGCAGGGGTGAACTTACTCTAAGGGAACGATACCGAGATTTTACTGAGCAAGGAAATCTCGTACTCCCTTGCTCAAGGATGGTCTGGACGAGGGGAGAATAAGGGATGGCGAAGAAGATTGCAAGGAATATTTTCAATCGGGCAAAAATCATCAGCGATTGGACGAGATTTGGACACCAGTAGAGAGATATTAACTAACCCTATTATTTATCTCAATTAAAAACCCGCAAAGGTATGTTGGACATATTCAAGGCTGTTGCTTGTAAAAGACTGAATTGACGCGGTAATTTGGTGGATTCCTTCATTTTTGCGAGGTTTTTGCTATTTTGCCGTAACGTGTGGTGTTGTGAGGTTTTTCGCCTTCAGTGTCCGGGTTGGACTCGTTTTGGACACTTGAGAATTTCTCATCGTCTAGCACGTTCATCCCTGCTAATTCCGAATCGGCGGATGAATGCAAGTAGCGCATGGTCATGAAGGCATCACCGTGGCCCAGCATTTTACCGATGGTTTTTATATCGATGCCGGATTGGGCCATACGGGATGCGGCAGTGTGGCGCGTGTCGTGAAAGACAATGCCACCATCAAGGTCTTGGCCGAACGGCACCTTTGCCCTTTCGCAAGCCTTTCTAAATGTCCTTAAAATCCAGCGCACCGGAAACCCTTCCTTAACATCGCTGGCGAAGAGATAAGGGCTTGAGGGGGTGATTTTTTGCTTTAACGCTTCTGCCAGATTTTTCGTCATCCTCACATTGCGCACTTCTTTATTTTTCGTCATCGGGCTGATATGAGAAGCCTGCACGACTATCCAACCGTTCGGAGCGCCAGGCGCTTTATTGAAGTTTATTGATGATGTTTTTAACCCCAATATCTCCCCTATCCTCATTCCCGTTCTTAACGCTACCCAAAATACTAAGGCGACGGTCTTGCGTTGTTGCCGTTGCAGTTCATCATTGGCGTACCAGGATGGGTCGTGTAAAGAGGCAATGATTGCTTGTTCCTCTTCTTTACTGATTACCCTCTCCCTGTAGGCATTCACCTTCTTGACCTGCTCGTGCGCTGGCGGATTCCAGTCTTTAAGCTTTGGAAAAAGATTCTTAACCTGCTTCAAGGCTGATACTAAAAAGTGCAAATCATCCACGGCTGTGTTTGCTGAGACTGTAGGGAGGTTCAGGCGGTGCGAGTAAAAGTTGTTTAGGTGCTGGCTAGTAATAGACTCAATTAATAATTTTGGATAGAGGGTTGAAAAACTTGTCAAAACTCGCCCGTATTGCTTCAGAGTTGACTGACTCCTGTGCAGGTCAGTAAGTTTTTTCAGTATCGCCTTTTTCAAATCCTCAACGCTAATATCTATTAAATCTGACCTAAACTTGTACTTGCCTCTTTTATAATCTGTCCTGATGGCATTAATGGCGTCCCTACATTCTTCCGCTGTTTGAAACCCCTTTTCCCTTATCCGCCTATCGTCAACTTTATATTTCCCGACCCGTATATCAAACTTCCAGGCCCAATTCCCTTCCCTGTCTTTATACTTTTTAATCGACAATGATTTTTTTCTTTTCCTCTCTTCCTATTTAACCAGCCAAATGATTCCCATTACAATCACCGTTAAAAAGATGATGATGATAGCCAGCAAGTAGTAGCCGCGCAAATCCGCTTTTGCTTTTGTCGGTGGTCTGATTTTAGTTGGCATTGATTTTTCCTCCCTTCTCTCATTTATTTGGCGGTGTGGCCTTCTACTCAAGACCGAATTGACTCTTGCTGGTCAGCTTGCCGCCTTGGAAACTGCAACTGACGGACTTGAACGTGCCAGCATCCCAATTGTAAATTTCAAATTTGTTTTTCCCATTACCGGAAGATGAGCTCAACTTACCTCTCTCCCCAAGCGTCGTTTCGACTTGGCTTAGCGTCATGCCGTCACTTAGGTTATTAAAGCGCGTGAGGGTGATAGGGCTTGTTTGTGATGGCGTATTTACTGATGAGTTGGTATTTATCCCCTGAAAAATGACCCCACAGGCAACACATCCACCTATACCAATGACAGCTAATGCCAAACATCCCCCAATGACCAATTTAAACCCCGTTCCTATGCCGGGCTGTTTAGGTTGCGGCGGATTTTGCTCCATGTCGATTTCTTTCCTTTCTTACTTGGCGTTGTTCTCTAAGCCCAAACCTTGCTTCGCTGAATCATCAATCCATTGGCAGAGGTCTGTCAACTTTTCAACCTCCATAGGTCGCACATGATAGTCTTTAGAATTGTAACGATAGATGACTTCGCCAAGGTGAATAGCCTTCTGCTTGATTGGAAATTGCAGGACATTGTTTTTGTTCACCGTTACAAATGAGCGCGATGCTGATTTATTAACATAGATTTCCCTGAATGTGGCTTGCCATTCAGGGTATGCCGCGATATAAGGTGACCTCAAAACATATGAGGCAAATCCCCTAGCCGCCTCTGTTTTTCCTAGTAGATTTAGTTCGTGAGCAACACTATTCTGATAATCGGCTTTTATAACATTATATGATTCGTCCAATCTTCTTATGATCGGCTGTAGTCCCCTTAATAACTGCAAGCTTTCTTTGTGATTACCGTCGATACTGCATAGTAAAGAAAGTTGGCTTTGCGCCTGAATAAAGCTAACAAAATCATGGTTGTTCTTGGACAGGGCGGATGCCTGTAACAACAATGCCCACGTCGAATCCGATACTTTACCAGAAGCAATATCGGTTCCAGCAAGGGCGGTGATAGCCATAGGGCGAATTACCGAAGGTGAATTTTCAGATAGGTATTGAAGTTCCGTTTTTACCTCACTGGCTTGTTCGGGGGACTGGCATCCCACGGCAAGCGCTGAATAGTATCGCCCTAAGTGTTCAGACTTTGGCGATAAATCAATCAATCTTTCCCCGAAGTGCTTCAAACGGGCGTGGTTCCTTAAAAAATAAGCCTGCCTTGCCTCACGAGACAGGTAATTGGTTAACCCTTCAATTGAAAGCGAGGAGAATATGAGAAGGTTTGCACGATGTTTTGTTTTAGCTCTACTCATAGGGCTATGTTCCTTTCCTGCACAAGCTGGTAGAACAATCCCGGGTTTCGGTCAAGGCGTAGAGTGCGCTTGTAACCAGCCCGCGCCACCCATTTGCTATGACGAATGGACGTTTGAAGTCTGCTCCGGTATTGGTGAACGGGCCGCAGAGCAAACTCCACCTAAACCGACCAATCAAAATGACGTTGGCTCATTTGGTCTTCTGCTACTGACCGCGCTGCTACTCTTGAAGCGCCTGTTTTAAGTTGTGTACCCGGTTCGTTCGGTAGGTGGTTCGGCTGGAGATGAGCCGCCTACCTCTTATAGCTCTTGCTGCTACCTGCGGGTTTTACTTCGCTGGTCGCCTCTTGTACGTTATCTGCAAGTACCTGTTCGGATAGGTCGCCCTGCGGGAAATGAATGGTTTGGGCGGCTTGTTGGGCTTCTAATACTTCCAGCCTGTTAAATATTTCTGTAAAAATCTCCGGCAATGATGCCTCTAATAATAATCGCTCCACTTGAGATTGTTTTTGCATTTCCTGGGTTGCTCCAATCTCTTTTGAACCCTCACCAGTTAATAACCAGTGAAGTGAAGTTCTGGTTACGTTGCTGATTTCAATTATCTTATCCAATTCCGGTAAATTTTTCCCATCGCGCCACCCGTAGACAGCTTGACGGGTTATATTCAGCTTTTCGGCTAGGTTTGCTGCTGTTCGGCTTTCCGATGCCTCCATTATCCGGCTGAATAATTTCTCCCTATCAATACTCATCTTAGAAAAAGTAAGCAATGCTTCACTTTTTTGTTGACTTACCGTAAGCGGTGCTTTACACTCCCGCTTGTTAACAAATAAACGCGGAGCAAACTTTAACATGACGCCATCCTTAATAAAAGTGCTAATTGAGCCACACGGCGGCATCAAGGCCGCAGCCAAGGCGCTTAACACCACGAAACAACAAATATCTATGGTCATCAATGGACACCGCGTTGACGAGCCTCTGCGGGAGAAGCTTGCTGCCTTTTTGGGTATGACCAAAGAAAAACTTTTTGATGATGAGTTTGAGGCGGTCATTGCCTACATGAACAACAAAAGGAAAGCCGCCTAGGCAAAGGAATCCACCCAATGAAACTATCAAGCGAAGCAAGGAACGTCTTAAACGCTGAAGCCAGCCGTCAATTATTGGCTGAGGTGACGGAGAGCAAAGAGCACGAAGCGATTGTCCAGTCAATTGTGGCGGCAAAAGAATCTGAAACAGCAATTTTGCACAAGCCGCAGACAACCCCCGGTCAATACCAGACCAAAACGAACGGGCGCAATCAAACCATTGTGAGCCGTAAAGAAACGCCCTTTTCATATAACGGAATAGACATCGTTTAGGAGCAAACTGATGGCAACCGCAACTCAACTTTTCGACCAGCACATTGAAAGACGCTTTGAGGCGAGAGACAAGAGCTTTACTGAATCTGACTACAAATTCAACTGGTCTGATGAAGAAAAGGCCATCGACCTCGCCTTGATGACTTTGGAGTTCGAGCAACATGGGCTGGATAAGAGGTTGTTTGATAGCAAGAGAGGCAGGGTGAATGCTGGGTGTAAAGAATGCGGCGCGCATTGCTTCCCTGAAGAAATCACCAGCACCAATCACCACATTGGCTGCGGGGGAGTTGTTGAATCGTTTCCATTTTAAGAAGGAATCAAACCTATGGGATTTTTCAAAACCTACGGACAGGAATTGAGAGAGTTGCAGGAGTTGGTAAACGAATCCACGGGCAAACGCCTCAATTTCTTTGCCTCTTATTGGTCGGTCAAAGAAGTAGCTGCTTTTTTGGGCATAAGTGAAGAAACCGTTAACCATAGGCAAGCTGGCACAAAGGCAATTCCCTGCTACCGATTTGGCGACCCTGGCAAGAGGCAGACGCTCAGGTTCAAAGCGATGGATGTCATCTCTTTTAGAGAAAAGATTGAGGCGAAGGCTAAGAAGCCAAGATTTATAGAGCTGGCTGAGGCCAGTTGAACCCGATTCGCTGCCCCTTCTGCTCAAGGGTGGTCTGGACAACTGTCTTTGTTGTCGGTAGGGGCGGCGGAAACTAAAAGAGGCAAGGAAATTGACGAGGCAACGAATCATTTTGGGGATTTTAATAATCCTGGCGATAGTTGCCGACTTAAGCGCTGGGAAGGTTGCATCAAGCCCCTTCATAGCTGCCGCCTTAATTTTACTGGCGCTGATGGGAAAGAGGGGAAAAGGATGAAATTCAAAACTCACATCAGACAAATCGCCCACAGGGGAGACAGTGAAAGTATCGCCACTTTCTATGCGGGTGTCAGCGCCATAGCTTTGGCTGTGGGCATAGCGGTGGTGATGTGGTTGGTTGGGTTTTAACGGATTTAACAACTTGTTGGCGGTCTCCCTGGGAAGCGGTTCGCACCCACTCCCCAACTCTACCGGAGACCCTGATAGATAGGAGACCTTAAAAATGAGTAATGAAAAAGGATTTGAAAAATTGAACGCTGGGAAGGTTACGGTGAACTTAGCCGATGGAGATATAAGAGCATTGGATTTCATAGCTAAACAATTCTCCGAAACTTCCCCTAATCAAACCGAATTAGCCAGGGCGCTTTGTCGTGCTGGCGCTGACAGAGTAATCAGGGGCGACTTGAAGATTCAACAACTTTCAAAACATCTAAAACAGTCGCCGGTGGTGCCGGGAGGTGTGGAATGAAAAAGGAACAAGCAACCCTCACCTATGCTGACCACAGAGCCCTTGATGCCGAAATCGCCGTCAAGGTTATGGGCTGGACTGTCTACCCTGAGAAGGCGCACCCAAGCGATAACCGAACCATCAATGACGTTCTCTACTGCCCCCCTGATTATCCATATGACAAAGGTTCGGCCAATGTCGTGCCTGAGTTTTCATCTGACATCGCCGCGGCGTTTACGGTAGTCGAACACTTGCGCCAGAAGTGGATTGCCGAAAAGCCCGAATACCCCAACTGCTTTGACATTGAAGACCGCGGGGCGCGTGGTTGGAAAGTCAGAATCTTCAAAGACGATGGCGAGAGATACGAAACAATCATTGCCGAGCCAGCACCCACATTGATGCTGGCGATTTGCAAAGCGGCCTTGGCGCTGAAAGTTGAGCAAACAAATGGCGCAAATCGAGGCGAGGAGGTGAAGGGGTTATGAGTAATGAAATGCAAACAATCAGCGTCCCTAAAAAGTGCATCCCTGAAGGCGCTACCCTTGTCGAAGCCTACGAAACCGACAAGGAAATCATCGTCTGCGGTCAGCCCGAAGATGAACCAGATGCAACCGCTTTGACCGATGAAGAATTAACCCGATGGTACGAGACTGCTCATAACTGCGATGCAATGGGTTGCGGGAGTTTGAGTCACGTTATCTACAGGTTTCCCAAAGATATTAATGAGAAAACTCTGAACCTTGTGGATGCCTGCCACGCTGCCCTTGAGTATTTCGGAACCTGCGAGTGTCAACTTGAATCCTGTAGCAACTGTGGCTCTCGTTCAGCGCCAGCAAAACTTCGTGCAGCCCTCGCGCCATTGCAAAGCAAAGAGGAGGAGGTGAAAGGCGATGCCTAAAGAAATGACCGTCAAAGAGAAAATGATTGAGAGCTTGGTCAACAAGGGGATGTGGCCTGACCAAGCCGAAGCGGTGTTTGCGGAAGCGTTACCGAGACTGGAGCCCAAAGGTTACAAACTCACCTTGGACGCGCCTGCTTCTGATTATGGCGAGCCCGTTTATGTCGTCGCCTCTCTCGTTCTTGACGAAGTGGCGCTTGCTTATATTGACCAGCATTGCCCGCAGGCGTGGTTCCGTCCGATGTTTGCAAGGAAGGAGGAAATTGCCAATGTCTAACAGCTACCCACCCGCAAAGCCCATAGGTTTCTGGAAGCGGTTCAAGCCGACGGAGTGCAGGACAAGCGACGATTGGCAGACAGCAAGGCAAGCGACCGCAATTCGCGCCATTTCTAATTCCCAATGTATAGATGCGGATTTGGCAAGCCAGCACCTATTTGAGTGCAACAGCATTGACCTGAACAGGAGCGCCAGCAACACTTTTATTGATTGGCTCAAGGCGCAACCCAGACAACTGCACCCAAGCCACGCGCTGAATTTTTGCAAAGAGCCCGAATGCTATCAACTCCTGGCGGTCAGTGGTGTTGGTGCCAGTTGCAGCAACGGCCATTTCTTTGAGGTGGTGACAGTAGGGGAGGTGGCGTAGATGGCTTCCTTATCAATCCAACCAATTAAATGGGATGAGGGCTGCGCATTCATAGAGCAGCACCACTCACACCATAGACCGCCGCAAGGATGGCTCTTTGGGCTTGGTGTCAACGATGGCGAAAAGGTTGTAGGCGTGGCTATGGTCGGCAGGCCGGTAGCAAGAAGGCTCGATAACGGTCTGACGGCGGAGGTTACGCGCCTCTGTACGGATGGAACCAAAAACGCAGCCTCGAAACTCTACGCAGCTTGCCGCCGAGTCGTTTTGGCAATGGGCTATAAAAGGCTCATCACCTACACGCTGGCGACTGAAAGCGGTTGTAGTTTGGTGGCCGCTGGTTGGAAGCCGATTTGTTTAGCGGGTGGCGGTAGTTGGTCTGTACCTAGCAGGCCGCGAATTGATAGGCACCCTACTGAACAGAAACGATTATGGGAGGCCGCCCTATGACCGCCACACTCATTTTCTTAACCTTGGGCGCGGCTCTGGTTTTGGGGGCAATGATTTGGTTAAAGGGCAAGAAGAAGCCGAAGCGACCGGAGAGATTGCGTCTGGATAAAAACTTGAAGTCCATCAAAGAGATGATGGTGAAAAAAGGGATAGGTGTTAGGTGATGATATTCACGGTTGTTATTCCTCAATGGTCAACAGGTGACGCAGGCAACACCTCGCTACTTGACCCTGTGACTCAAATGCGATGCTGCTTAGGTTTTGCGCTCAAGGATTGCGGCGTCCCTGATTCTGAGTTGGAAAACGTAGGCGACCCAGAGATGGTTGATTCACCTGAGGCTGAAAAGTTTGCCAGCATTTTCCTGAATGAGAGTGAGAACAATAACGAATTCACGAATAAAGCTATTGAGATAAACGATGCTGACCAGATAGACGATGATGAGCGCATGACTCGATTGCAAGTTCTAGCGAAGCAGTACGGTCACGAATTTGTATTCGTTGAACAATGACCCAATTTTTGCGCCATCGGGTTTTGTGAGCGAGGAGAAAATTCCTGGCCGGGTGGCGCAGACGATTTTGGAGAGATTATGAAAACTAAAAAGACCAATAGAAAAGCTTGGATGAAGCGCGATGCAGACCGCTTGCGCACCATCAACGCAATGTTACCTGAAGACAGAGAGGCTATTAAGGCAAGGCTTGAGAAACGTTTTCAACCCGGCAAATAAAGTGCCTCCACACTGATTTGCCGCCCCTCTAGTGAGGGCATCAGTTATGCATAGGTTTGGTGCCCTTGCTAGAGATTTTTGATATTTGAAAATTTATGCGGCGGCGATGTGGAAGGACACATCAGCGAGGACTAATTACCCTCCCTGTATCGCGGTGAGAAACAGATGACACTCGCTCCGCGCCAAAAGGTCGGAGAGCCGACCCGCCGCAAAGTTGGCTGTCCTGTGACGGCCCGTATAGCCGGGGTTACGGAGGCCAGAGGGTGCCCGGTACAAAAGACCTCTGGCTCACTGATATTTGAAAAGTTTACTGGCTGACTCGTGGCAAACGGACACTTAGGGGTGTTAAACCGCGAGGACTTTGAACCGCAATCAAGTTGCAACAAGATTGTCTAGTAAGTGGAATCTGACGGTCAGCCGGTGCGCGCATTCCTTCGCGCTGCAAAGTCTGACATTTGCTTCCGGTGCTCACTCATCTTGGTTGATAGGTGCTCTATCCGGCGGCGCGAGGGAAAAAGATTCGCAGAAGGTGTCAGTCGTAAGGTTCGTTCTCCTTGAGTTACCTGCACGGCATTTTCTGCGATGGATTTTGAAAAGAGGCAACTATGGACACAGAAAGAATGACAAACGTGCTGGCGCTGGAGAGCAGGTACTTTGCTTTGGGCGGGGATTTGTTGGCGCTAAGAAAAGGGTTAAAAAATCAATTCGGCACTGACAAGGTGGGTGAGTTGAGTGCCAATCAATTCAAGGTCTATGAGGCGGATTTGCCAAGGTTGGTTGAGAACCAACGCTATGAGCGGTGGAAAGCTAATTGAGGGTTTGCCGCGCTGCTTTACTTCCCGTCACAGCGAGGGGCTATGTGTGGTGGCGCGGCAGAATATGAAAGAAGGAAAAACTAATGTTTACAGGGATTTTATGCTATAATGGACAAGCCGATAAGGTGTACCACCACCCTACCGGCCCTAACCAAACCATTGAACACTGGAGGTTCAAAAGCATGGCTATACCTGAATTTACCACAGAAGAATTACAAACTGAAGAATGGCGCGATGTCGTAGGGTATGAAGACATTTATTCGGTCTCAAGCCTTGGCAGAGTGCGACGCGACTTAACGGTGAGAAAACATAAGGCTGGGAAGATTCTTAAACCTTGCACGTCCGGACGATATTCAAGCGTGACTCTTTGTTACCAGGGGAAGCAAAAAACATTTAACGTCCATCAACTTGTCGCTGCTGCCTTTATCGGCGAGTGCCCTGAAGGCATGGAAGTTAATCATAAAAAACAACCTAAAACTAATAATCGCATTAGCAACCTTGAATATATTACACATATTCAGAACATTCGATTGGCCGTAAAAGAAGGCTTAACTGCTACTGGCGACCGACATTATTCAAGAACTCACCCCGAAAAATTGGCTCGCGGTGACCATCATGGGCAGTCGAAGATAAAAAACTGTGACACCCCGCGCATATTTGAACTTAGGGCTTCAGGTTTAACGCTACATAAAATTGGTGCAATTTTTGGGGTTAGTCACACTCAAATTTGGAGAGTCTTGCGCGCTCAAAAAGCAAATCACATCTCACAAGGAGGCGCATGACAAAATTATTCGCAGATTTGCTTTGTGGCGGTGGCTTGGCAACTGCCGCAGCGATTGCCGCAGGCTTGACACCTATATGGGCCGTTGAGTCTGACAATAATATAGCAGATTGTTACGAACGTAATTTTGGCAACCATGTGATTCGTGACCTTGTGCAAAATGTAGACTACTCACAATTACCGCCTGTGTGGCTTATGCATATGAGTCCTGTCTGCACGAATGCCTCTATTGCAAATTCAAAAGGTAAAGAAACGGAATTTGATATAGACATAGCAAAAGCCTGCGTCAGAGCGATAAGACAAAATAAACCTATTAACGTGACGATTGAAAATGTTCGCGGCTATCAGAGGTTTAAGGCTTACAGGATTGTCTTAGATGGCCTCAAAGAACTTGGCTATCAAGTAGGTGCCTACATCCTTAATAGCGCCAACTACGGTGTTCCACAGACCCGCATCCGTTTGATTGTGATGGCCTCTTTGAGCAAAAGCCCGAGCAAACCATTGCCGACACATCAAAAGGCTGGGGAAGGGCAAGCAGGGCTCTTTTCTACCGATTTGCCGAAATGGGTTGGCTGGTATGAGGCGATTGAGGATTTAATTCCGGACTTGCCAGAGTCGAAGTTTGCGGATTGGCAATTGAGCAGACTGCCAGCGGAACTTTCAACGATGCTTGTTGGTGCTGGCGGCTATGACGGTACGGTGGCGCAGGCAAAAGAGGATTCGCCCTGTTTTACCATCACGGCTAACCAGAATCAGAAAGACCAGTTGCGCGCCTTCATCATCAACGAATCATCCACAATGGAATGCAGAGCGGCGAATGAACCCTGCGCTTCTCAAGTTGCCAGCGGTCGCAATCTGAATCAACGGGCGTTCATCATTGACGGCAAACCAGCCAATTACGCCGGCGACCTTCAGATTTGCGCAAGTCACAACCCGGTTGTGACTTTGACGGCAACGCAACCACAGCACCCTTTCAGGGCTTGGTTGGATAGTGGCAAGGTGGTCAAGATGACGCCAAGGTGCTTGGCAAGATTTCAAAGCCTTCCTGACTGGTACGAATTGCCACCCGACGATGGCCTGAGTTGCAAAATCATCGGCAACGGTGTGGCTGTACTGAAAATGCAAAGAGTATTTGAGCAGTTCAAGTAATGTCTTTTTTGGCGGCGGGCGGGGGAGGGGTAGAGGGATATGAAGGAGCAACTTAGCTTAACATTTAGCGAACGAGACGAGCTTTACAGCCGCCTCTTCTCTGATGTGAGCAAAGAGCTGCTGGCGAAGTTCAAGGAGTTCCACGCTGACAATCCTATTATCTACGACCTGTTCAGAAAGTATGCATTAGAAGCAAAGGCGGCAGGCAGAAAGCGGTTCTCACACTGGATGATACTGAACCGCATACGTTGGTATTCAACCGTTGAAACCACGGGGGATGATTACAAAATCTCCAACGACTACATAGCCATCTATGCGCGGTTACTGGTGTGGCAGATGCCGGAATTTGAGGGGTTCTTTTTGTTGAAGCAATGCAACCCCGACAGAAAACTTAGACAGACCAGAGAAGGAGCGGCGGCAGTATGAGCATAGGCCAAACACTACCACCCAGGAGCCCGCTGGAATTTGAGGGCCGCAACATCCGCACACCTAAGCGGTCAAGCAGTATAAACGACCTCTACTTGGTGCAATTTGAAATCACCCGCGAGGCTTGGGAGGCACTGGAAACCATACCTAAGACTGCAATCTTAGGCGGTTATATCTGGTATTCAGATGGCGACCCTGAAGAAGAATCGCCAATTGACCTCAAGATAAAGAAGCCTCGCAAAAAGGATTTAACACCCAAAGGCCCACACGGTGATTACTGGAACAGGATGCACGTTCGCGGAGTCTTGCACAATAACGACCTGGCGGAAGCCTTGAGACTTGAGGGCGCTGAGTTTCCAGACGGCGGCAATCATATTGAAGTCGCGTTGAGAGCGCGGTTTGAAGTTAGCTCAAAGACCTTTATCAGTCCTGATGATTTCGAGCAATTTCTTGAGCGCCATCACCTTGCGAACCTTGTCACGCTCAGCAGGCAGGAACGGGCGAAGCTAGCGGAAAAGGCGCGAGCATGAACGAAATCAAATTCATTTCTACATTAGACAAACTACCGGAGCCTGCGTGGTATGACCGCCACATCGCGCTTACCGAAGAAGGCTATGTCTATATGCTGACCTACACGCCGGACGATAGAAAGAAAGGCTATTGGTCAGACAATGAGCATGACAGCGGTGCGGTTATTGGCTGGGTTGACGGTTCAGAAATTCAAGCGGCGGCGAAGGTTCAGTTCAATGAACTGCATACGCGCTTTGAAGATGACCGCGATAGTTAGGCGAAGAAATATGTTGATTTTACGCACTTTTTCATTTATTCTGTCAGCGACTAGGAGCGAAGCCTTTTTTGTTGGTTCAAAAGATGGCTCGTACCACAAATTAAAATCTCACTGTAGCCTTTGTGCGCTGCCGTTTCTTTGTCGAACCGACAAAGTTGCTTCGCTTCCTAGTCAGAACGAGCGCGGCGGCGCATCAAGGCTATTTTCTTTTTCTCCTGCCTTTTTCGCCGCAAACCATCTCGTCAAATCCAACAGAATCGAGGTAACAGCATGAGCGCAAGACCGCAGCAAGCAAATGACAGGTTTAAGGACTACATTCCGGTAGCAGAGCGCGTAGAGCTATTCTACGCCGATTATCCAGAGGGCAGAATCAACACAGCCATTATGGAACACGACGCCGAGCGCGGATTTATCTTGATGCGCGCCGAAGTCTATCGCCAGAAAGATGATGCGCTGCCATCGTCAACGGGCCACGCCTACGAAGTCAGAGGCGAGGGTCACGTAAACAAGACCTCTTACATAGAAAATTGTGAAACCGGCGCTGTTGGGCGAGCAATTGCCCTACTTGGCTACGAAGTCAAGCGAGGCATCGCCAGCCGCGAAGAGATGCAGAAAGCTGACAGGATGCCTGAGAACGTCAAGCAGATGCCCTACACCAATCAGACGCAAAAGCAGCCACCGCCAGCGCAGGCCGCAAGTGACGACTGGAAATGCAGCGCACAGGTGAGGAGCGAAATCCTTGACCTCGAAGCGGCCCTGGATGCGGCTGGCATTAAGTCAGCGCAATTGCGTGATGCCCTCGAAAAGAACAAAGGCACACGCAACCCGGCAACCCTCAATCAAGATGACGCTCTGAGCTATCGGGATTATCTCAAGCAGCGGAATGATAAGGCGCAACAGAAGCAAAGCGCGTAAAGGATTCGCCTGCGCGTAGTTTGTTTTAATTTCTATGAAAGGATTTGAGAGGGTCAACGCGCACTCTCTCATCTGCTAGGGGCGGAAAAGAACAGAAAAAAGAGGCGCGCAGGCGATATTTAAATATGGAAAAAACTACCATTTTTATCGTTGAGGAGAGAGGCGCAGGGCCAGATTCGGATGCGCTTGAGAAGTGCTGCATATGTAATGCTCAGTTTTATTTTTCAAGTTCTTACTACATCCTCAATTATGAAGTCAGTGACGATACGAACGATGATTTTTACACGAACGAGGTTCAGGGCTTTGTCTGCTTTACCTGCGCCAACGAGTCTGAGCCTCACCTGCGGCAATTACTTGGGAACCAATCAAAAAATTTTAAGCGACATTCTTTGATGGCCGCGCAATTTGTCGGGCAGTTCAGTTGGATGGAAAACGACAAGGTGAAGGCTATTTGCGATATAGCTAACCTGCACGACTATGACATCGTAGGCTCTTTGGTGGAGTCAGACCTTTTTGCCAGGATGAGTGAGGGGGAAATTTTCATTCAAAAACTGAGCGACGCCGAAGCTGAGTATAGAGGCTTCGTCTATCTACTTGGCTCACCCGAAGGTTATTGCAAGATAGGCAGGACAATCAATCTTCAATCTCGACTGCATTCAATCGGTCTGCAATTGCCGTTTAAGGTCGAATTACTCCACACAATAAAAGTATCCGACCCTGTAAAAGCAGAGAGGTTTTTGCATAAGAAATTTGCCGACTGCCGCACCAACGGCGAATGGTTCCTGCTTTCGATAGAGCAAATCAACTGGATTAAAGAGCAAGCGAGTTTGGAAGGACTGTATTAGGGTTTAATCAATGGCATATGTACCGGAAGAGGCTTTAGACAGACACGACGAGGTGACAGGCAATGCTTTCAAGCTATTTGTCTATTACTGCTCGAAAGCCGATAAGGAAACCGGGGAGTCATTTTATAAATCAGAGGACATTGCTACCAAAATGAAGTGGAAGAAAAACCACATCTACGAGCACAGGAAAGCTTTAGCAGAAGCCCACTGGATAGCCATTAACGCAGACCACGTTAAGGTGCTATTTGGCTTTCCGAGGCCGAAAAGCAAGTCCGAAAACGGGACTAAAGCAAGTCCGAAAACGGGACTAGCCAAGTCCGAAAATCGTACCTCAATTGTACCCGCACAGGTACAAAAACAGGACTCGATAAGTCCGAAAATCGTACCGGCTGAGTCCGAAAACGGGACTAGCCAAGTCCGAAAACGGGACTTCCCTATAAAGGAAGAACCAGACCAATTAACCAGACCAATTAACCAGACCAAAGAACCATCTAGCGAACCTGACGATTCGCCCAAAGCGGATAAGGCTACCCTAGAGAAAATCTTTTTCGAGAAGTACGAGGTTCACTATCAGGCGAAGTACCAGAGCAAGGCCGGGGATTTTGTGCAGTTGAACGCGACAATCAGGGCACAGGCTCAAATCCTCACGGTTGTGAACTGGACATTGGCGACTGAGAACTATTTCAAGTCTGAGTTTGGCGTTCATACATTGGCGCAATTATCAACCCTTTACCCAAGCCTGATGAAATATCCGGTAGACAGGTATAAGCAGCCGATCAAAGGAAACGGTTATGGAAACACTCAACAAAGCGGGACTGGCACTGGTCAATCAAATAAGTACGCTCAGCACAGTAAGTGATTGGGCTGAGTGCCTACGGTGCCACCAATCCTACAGGCCGTCCGGTATGGGTTCGGATGGCGTTTGCAAGACCTGTGTAGGGGCTGCCGCCAAACGTCTTGAAAGATTGGAAACCATCTTGAGTAAACGAGCAATGGTTGAGCATACGGTTGAGCGGTTTGGGGTTACAAACGAAAACCGGGCAGCTTACGAGGCCGCTATAAACTTCGACCCGTTGAGCGAATCGCTTTTCCTGTTTGGGGAGTGCGGCGTGGGGAAATCTCACCTTGCCTCTCTCATTATCCGCGATGCGGTTGAACGCGAGCTGCGCTCCATCCTCCAGGTTGAACCGTCCGAAATGTTGCGGGTTATCAACTCGGCTCTGAACGATTCTGCGGAGGCTGAAGGGCGCGCGGTTAATAAATTCGTCGGCGCTAGCTTGTTGGTGCTTGATGATTTGGGCGTCGAGAAGGTCACGGATTACAAGCTGGAGAAATTGTATGAAGTTATCAACGGAAGGGATAAAGCAATGCAGTCCGGTTTGGTCATAACCTCAAATTACACTCTTGATGGCATCGCTGACCGCCTGAAGGATGACCGGATTCCATCACGGATTAAAGGTATGTGCAAGGTGATTCGCGTTGGCGGCATTGACCACAGGTTGAGCAAATAATGGACGAAGTGCCCGACAACATCACGCCAATGGCTAAGCGGTGCGTAAGGTGCAAAATTGCCCTCGTCTTTGACGGCAGTTCAATTTGCGACATTTGCTTTGAAGATGAGTTTGACGGACACGCGGCGGATTAATGCTATGCAGGAACGAATGAGCGCAAGTGAATATTTGAAGATGATTGAGTCTGCGAAACCGACTGAACCCGCGCCGGTCAAGAAACGTTTCCTCATCGGCCTCGACCCTGGCGTACAAACCGGCATAAGCCAGTACGACAGGCGCGACAAGTGCCTCTTGGTTTGTGAGACGACGGACTTTTGGGGCGCGATAGATAGGGTGTTTAGGCTGAGTGACCCCGCTGATTGTGTTGTGTACGTTGAGGATGCCAGCCTAATTAAATTCACATTTGAGCAGAAGGGTGAAGGCACCTATCAGGACAGGATAAGCAGGAACGCGGGAAGAATACAGAGAGAAAGCGAGTTGCTTATTGAGGGGCTGCAAAGGGCTGGTTATGAGGTTGTGCGACTCAAGCCATCTGGTAAAAAGTGGGATGCAAAGGAATTTCAAAGGATTACCGGGTGGAAAGGTCGCACCAACGCGCACCAACGCGATGCAGCTCGCTTTGTGTTTGGTCTTTGAGTAATCAGCCCCTCCCCAGCCGCCAGACGAAAGGGATAAATTATGAACGAACCATGTGTGACATTCATCGCGCAGTCAAAGTATTCAGGCAAGTGCGCCGTTTTCAATTGTGCGAATAGATGGCGAGCGGGCCAACAATGCTATTGGAGCCAGCGCACGAGACAGGTGTTTTGCATAGAGCACGGCGAAGATTTGCTTAGCCAGCAGGAAGCAGAGGGAAAGGCCATTGATAGGTAAGGTTGCCCGCCGGGGCGAAGGGGGAAATATGAACCTTGAAGAAATCAGAGACTTGCTTTTACAGGTTGAATTTTCTAACTACGAATTTTTAGTAGGGGAAACCAACGGCGTGATGTATTTGCAGGCTCGATACCTCGAAGCCGACATTATCACTGGCGATGAGGAATGGCAGACCACCCGCAAATGGCAATTGTCGCCGCATATGGTCAAGAGTGAGATTGTACAGACAGCCTTCAAATGCGCCTTGACCTCAGCCGAGCATCGCGTTAGAGAGCATTTTCTTTATAAAGGCAAACGCATCTTTGGCCCACATTTCGACGTGGATGCGCTGGTGCAGATTTGCGAGGAGAAGCGCCTGGATTACAGGAGGGACGCATGAGCGACGGGCTTTATCGCGTAACAACCTCATACCTATGCGCAGGCTTCGTTGTTAAGGACGGCGATGTAATCCAGTGCGCGCCGATTTTGAGGAAGAAACTGAATTACTGGATGACGGTAGCGAAAAGAGTGGAGGCCACAACCCGATGAGCCAGTACAAATTACTTATAACCTCACGCCCCTGCGGAAAGACCGATGAGTTGTTGGCGATTGTGCCAAGGGTCAAGATGCTCTTTCCGGGACTGACTATTGAAACCGATGTGCAGGACGATAACTGCAAAGGCGAAGGCTTTCCACAGACCCGTTTTATTTTGAATGAGCGGATTGTTGCCATCCTCTACGGTTTCAGGACTGAGGAACAGCACCTTGCATTCATCTCAACTGTTGTTGATGTCGATTGGGTTTGCAGGTTAGCGAGTTGAAAGCGCGATTTAAAGCCCGTAGGCATGAGTTTGGCTTGCCGACCTGCCTCGGATACCTTTTCGAGATAAAAACGCAGTCAGCGGCTTACTAAAACGTTTAGCGTGGCGGCGGAAAAAGGATTAAGAATGGAAAAAGACGATTTACAGAACAGAATCAAAGAGATGCTGGCTTTGAAGCCTGAGATTGGCACTATTGTTGTAATGCAAAGAACCTTGCGGGATGTGCTGGCGGAAGTGGGGCAACTGCAATGCGTGGAGATTACTGATTACTACGTGAGTAACTTTGCGGGGCTTGATGCGCTGGAGCAACCTGAGCCACCGCCTTGCAACTCTTGCATCGTCTGTGTGGCGAAAAGGATTAGAGGGTAGGTTATTATGAAAAAGCAAATTCAAGCCATTCTTAAACTCTTCGGGCAATACGCTTTCGCCGCACTGCTCCCCATAGCTTTTGCGTTACAGGCGCATTTATTTTGGCAACTGATGAGAGAACTGATTTTGGGGGTGAGGTGATGGCAGCACTAAAGAAGAATAAGATGGCGGCGGTTAAAAAGCCAGCAATCAAAAAACCCGTAGGAAAAACTAGGGGATTCCAGGGGAACCTGACCCGCTCGAAGGTTGAAACTGCCATCCTACGGGGCAAGACCAAAAAGGAAGCCGCCAAAGAAGCTGGGGTGAGTGAAAAGCGCGTTGAGCAGATAGCCGCCGAGCCCGATTTTCAGGAACGCATCAAGGCCCGCGTAGAAGCCGCTGGCAACGTTTCGGACAAAGAGGTTATTGGCACACTGACTGAGCAGATGCGGGGGGCTGTGACCGATGTATTGCCTGATGACGGTGGGTTTATCACTGAGTTGAAGGCAAGGGGTTTGGGGCATCTGGTTAAGAAGGTCAAATTGAGGCGGGAAGTTGAGGCGGGTACGAAAAAACAATTTGAGGTTGTGGAGATTGAAGTTCATTCGTCGCAATCGGCGGCGGCGATTTTGGGTAAATTTATGGGGCTTGAAACGATGCCGAAACAGAATCCGGTTGATACAACTCGCTACGATGCCGCCATAGTCGCTTACATGAAAGAGCGGGATTGCAGTAGAGAAGAAGCTGAGGCCGTGTTTCAGGCCGCAGGCGAAGTGGCGAGTAAGTTTGTGAGTTGAGGTAAAAATCATATGACCAGAGACGGACAAGCAATTCTAGCGGCAATTGTCATTATGGGCTTTCTGATTGCTCTTACCCTTGAACGCATCGCCAAAGCTATTGAGAAACAGAATCAAAAGCCTATAGGTAAAAGCGCGGAGGCTGAGGAGTTGAGCGATGTTGCTTTCGTTCTTAGGCAGATTCATTGCGACCTTTGCGAACTAAGGCCGAAACGGAATGAACCTGTTGACCCTGAGAAGATAAAACGAATACACGTGGAAATGCGGCAAGGTCAGCAGGAAATAAGGCGAGTTACGATTAAACAAATGCAAAAGGCAGCGGAATTTCTTGATAATTTAGGCGAGGTGAAACTATGACAATCCACTTCGGTCTTAATTTCCTCATTGCCGCCATTTCCTTGCCCCTCACGGTGCTTTTACTGTGGGTGACGATGAAAGTGCAGACAAATAGGGGAGCGTATGTTGTGGCGGCGCTGTTGCTCGTCTTGTTGGTTTGGCTTGGGGTGGCGCAGGTGGTCGGGTGGGTGATTGGGAGGCTGTTTTGAAGGAAAAAGACTACATCAACGCCACCAACCTAGCGAAATTGCGAATTGCCAAGCAAATCATTGGCGACGTTACCAGCGCAGGCGGGACTATTGAGAAATACGAACTTGCCGACATCGACGAACGCATTTATCTACTGATTGAAAGGCTGGAAAGGAAGGTGTGAGGCTATGAACGACGTTGATAAAAACAGACTGAGGCAAATTAAAGCACAGGCCGATTTTCTCTATCAGTCAATCAGTGAACTGGCAGAAGACTTAGCAGAAGAGTATCCAGTTGGCACAGATGAACGCGAAGAGGTTTTCGATAATCCGATTCGTGAAATTGCAAAGAATATACTGGAGGCCGCTGATGTTGACGATTGTGGCGCGTGTCCACTTTGCCAGTGTTAGGAAATAACCCTATGCCCCAAACCCTCTCACATCTTAGAGAAAACACACCGCCCCTGGTTGAGCAGCGGTGTCCGGTCTGTAAACGCATTCTTATGGCTACCGACGCCCTGAGTGGTACGGTGAGGGTAAAATGCCCACGGTGCGGCGTGTTGCGGGATATTCATATCGAAAAGAAAGCGAGTTGAGATTATGAAATTTGAACTTTACAAAGACAAAATGAGGCAGTATCGCTGGCGGTTAGTTGCTGCGAATGGCGAAACTATCGCTGATTGCGCGGAAGGGTATAAGACAAAAGCGAAGTGCAAGGCAGGGCTTGTGTCTGTGAAAGTCGAAGCCGCTGCCGCCGAAGTCGTGGAGGTTACAAAATAAAGTTTGACCCCGACCGCGAGATAGAGTATAGTCCGAGCGGATTAAACACAATTTGAGCGCCTGAGTGCGCCACATAAATTAGAGCGCTTCTGAGTAAGCCAATTGGGATTGAGAAATCTTTCCTAGTTGGCTTTTTGCTTTTTGGGGAGAAAGTCAGTATGAGCAACTATTCAGGCAATTTCAGAATAATGGACGCGGGTGGGATGACGCAATCCTGCATCGGCGCTCGCTACAACGAAGACGGTACACCTATCAGCGGCGTGGTGTTTGGCGTCAACACAGTTTCAAAGCTAGAGACCTATCACGCCAATCAACTTGTGTTACTTCCCTCCGACTGGCAATCCTGGTCACAATCCAATCTTCCCCCAACCGGATTATTGTGTGTCCACACCGAGGATTACCCATTGGGTGAAGCGGATAACGTGCTGGCTGCCGCTGACCGATTGCGCCGTCAGGTCTTAGACGAAATGCGCGGTGGTGGAAGCGTAGAGGTCGAAGTTCCCGCAGACCCCGCGCCAACCGTGCAGCAAAACACAGCGCCCCTCATTGACCCCGCCGACAAGAATCAAGATGGCGTGGTTACAAAACAAGAGCGCAAACAGCATCGGCGTGAAAGCGAAGCATAGTCCTTCCCCTAACGGGCGGCAGGGGATTTGCAATGGGGCATCCAGGCCCCTGCCGATTTTTCAAACTGAGGATTTCCAATATGCCAGTCTACGAAAAAGAAAAGCCGAAGCGGAAAGTCAGATTCTTTCCAATCTACAGCAAACGCAAATTGAATCCCGAAACGGGCAAGCTTGAGGTTGACACGAACTGGACGCCGCAAACCCTCAAGGGTGCGAAAGTGAAGGGCGTTGGCAAGAAGCAGCGCAAGCGACCATCCAAGCAAAGGAAAGAGCAAATAGCAGCCTAAACCCTTATGTCGACACAACCACAACTCACCCCTGACAAGTTAGCCTCTGTAGCTCGCGCCTACCGGGTGGCTGATGTTGTGTGTGGGGTAAATTCGTTTGATTCATACCGTTTCAGGGTTCACGACTACATCGAGGAAAAACTTCGCTACAAAGCCTGGAGAGGTGAAAACGGCGCAACCGGGCAGGCTGAGGTTATTGATTATTACGAGCTGGTATTGAAGCAGTTGCATGAGCGAAGGGATTACGAGCAAGGCAAGCTGAAGATAGGCCAGTTGCGGTACTGGCGACCGGGGCAGGAGATAAAGAACTGGATTTCTGTCGATGCTGGTCACAATGTGGGCAAGACCACGGAAGGCGCTTTCTTAGTCAATCATTTCTTCGATTGTTTCCCGGCTATCGGCTACTGCTTCGCGCCATCCTATGAGCAGATAAATGATTTACTGTTCAAAGAAATCAGGGTGCAGAGAAGAGGCAAGGGGCTGCTTGGGGAGGTGTTGGAAGAGCCCAAAATCAAGCACACTGAAGACCATTTCGTAAAAGGCAAGGCCACCAACAATAGCAACAATACGGGAACTGAACGGGCGCAAGGCCAGCATAATGAATATTTAATCTTCGTCATTGATGAAGCTGAGGGCGTGCCGAAGTTCGTTTATGATGCTATCAAATCAATGGCTTCGGGCGGCATTGCCATTGTCATAATCCTGCGTAACCCTCGCACGACTATTTGTGAAGCCGCCAAAGTCCGCAAGCAAAGCAACGTCAAATCTTTCCGCATATCCTGCCTAGACCATCCGAATGTGGTACAGGATAGAGAAATCATACCGGGCTCTGTGCGGCGACAGTATGTTACTGAAATGCTGGAAGGGTGCGAGGTAGTGAAAGAGCATTCGGCGGATGACCATACGTTTGAGTTGCCCTGGCAAGAGAGTGTCATTTACCGCCCCTCCCTTGAATTTCTTTGGCGTGTTCTGGGTATCGCTTCCAGTAAAGGTACGGATGACACGTTCTGTTCGCCGGGGCGCTATGACGCGGCTTGCGTGAATGAAGCATATGGGGGGGATGATGAATCAGAAGCCTTCCTTGGTGTTGATGCGGCCCGCTACGGCAACGACAAAGGCACTATTTATGTCCGGCATTCTGGCAAGGTCTGGAAGGATTCGGAAATCAGCAAACAAGATGGATTTATCTACTACCTGAAGGTCAAAGAAGCTTGTCAAAAACTGAAACAGATGGGCGTTAAAAGAATCCAAGTTCGCCTTGATGCTGGCGGCGGTTACGCTTCAACGGCTATTGACAACCTGAACAGAGACGCTGATTTGAAAGAATGGTTTGATAGTTTTGAAGTGATTGAAGTTCACAACAACGGCAAACCAAGTGACCCGGCAAAGTACGCCGATTTAGTCACTGAGATGTACGCGGACGCCTGCCAACAATTGAAGGCGCTACGGTTAGAGTCGCCATCGTCCAATCTTGAAGTTGACTTATGTGAGCGCAAATACACCTACGTCATCAAGACCGGTTTAGTGGATGGCAAAACGCGCCTTGACCTGAAACAACTGGAAAGCAAAGAGAAGTTTAAGGATAGATTCCATCGCTCGCCTGATGACGGGGATGGGTTTGTGTTGGCGGTGGCGAATAAGAGGCTGTTTAGAAATGGTGACATCAACATAGACGGCCTCATCAGCCTGACAGGACAAAGTAAGTGGAATGGCTAAGGGTAACAAGAACACTCCCACTCCTGATATGGCTGAACTTGGCGCGACCGGGTTACAGCGGCAAAGTGGCTACGTATTTGAGGAGCAGTTACGAGAGTTAAAGGGCCAATTATGGACTCGCAAAGTCCGAGAGATGGTTGACAACGATAGTACGGTTGGGGCAATCCTTTACGCGATTGAAATGCTGGCCCGCCAGACGAATTGGGAAGTGGTTGGATTCGATGAAAGCAATGAAGCCAAAGCCGATGCTGAGTTCTTTCAGACCGCGATGTTTGACGATATGTCTCACACTTGGTCGGATATGCTGGGTGAGATGCTGACAATGCTTCCATTTGGCTGGTGCTATATGGAGGAGGTCTATAAGAGAAGAGAGGGTGATACCAACGACCCCTCTACTCGGAGCCGATACAAAGACAACAAGATTGGCTGGCGGAAATGGTCAATTCGGGCTCAAGAGACTTTGACAAAATGGGACTTTGACGAATCGGGCGGTGTTCAAGCTATGAGGCAGAGGACAGCCCCCGATTATGTAGAGCGCGTCATCCCTATACAGAAAGCGCAGTTGCATCGGACGACCAGCAGAAAGGGTAACCCAGAGGGTAGATCAATTCTCCGCAATGCCTATAAAGATTACTACTTCAAGTCCACCATCGGGCGGATTGAAGCGATTGGAATTGAAAGAGACTTGGCGGGCTTGCCGGTTGCCCTGGTGCCGCCTGAATTGTTTAGCAGTAACGCCACGGGTGAGCAGCAGGCGATACTTGCGGAGATAAAAAAAATCGTCACAAACATTCGGCGTGATGAGCAGGAAGGCTTGGTTTTCCCGCTGAAGTATGATGGTGCCGGAAAGCCTATGTACGAGTTCAAGTTGTTATCGAGCGGTGGCAGCAGGCAATTCGATACCGATAAGATTTACCAGCGTTACAACACAGGAATGGCGGTTTCCATACTGGCCGACTTTCTTTTCTTGGGTCACGAGGGTACGGGTTCATACGCCCTCAGTATGGACAAGACGCAGATATTCAGCACGGCCCTAAGTGGCTTCTTGGATTCGATTTGTGATGTGGTAAACAGGTATTCGATTCCCAGATTGGCCCGATTCAACGGAATGCAGACTGAGAAGCTGCCCAAACTTCAGCATGGCAAGGTTGAGGCCGTGGACTTGAAGCAGCTTGGTGATTTCATCAAGAGCGTCAGTGGTGCAGGCTTTGATTTGCCAGCCGTTGACGGACTTCTCTCAAACCTTCTTGAGCGGGCGGGCCTTCCGGTGCCGGAAGATGAAGAGGAGATGGACAGGAAAGATAACGGAGAGGATGAGGAGACGGATGCCGAGAATCGTAACAAGGAAAGTGACGAAGCCGAAGAGGAAGATGGCGCTTAATCTTGTGCAGCCCAAAGATGGGGATGCTGGTGAGCAGGCAAAGGTTAGCCAGTCGGATTGGAAAGGCGCAAACAAAGACTGGAAAGCGAACGCGCCTAAAGAGTTTGTGAATTTGTTGGAGGCTAAGAAGGCATAAAGGATGGCAACACAGCCTCGTTACTTTTGGGACTCTGATAGTCGCCGCTACAACAGCGACAGAGGGAAAATTCTCAAGCCCGAAAAGGTCAGAGAAGTTCTGGATGGCGTAGTTGATAAGAGTAGCAAGACACGGCTCATTGAATTAGGGAAAAGATTGCAGAGCGGTTCCATCTCCATTCCTGAATGGTACACGCGCAGCATTCCCTTGATTAAGCAGGCGCATTTGCAGGCAGCAGCCACGGCAGCAGGCGGGATGAATAATCTAACGCCATCGCAGCGCGGCTATTTAGGCTCTCGCCTCCGTAGCGAATACGCCTATTTCAAGCAACTGGCGTTGGATGTTGAGGCGGGGTTGAAATTGGATGGCAAATTCCTTGACCGTCTTGGAATGTATGCCGATGCTGCCATACCAACGCACGAAGAAATGAAAAGAAGGCTGGAGATTGATGCGGGGACGAAAGAGGAGCGTAACATTTTGGGCGCATCTGACCATTGTAGCGAGTGCGTTGAAGAAACGGGTAAGGGTTGGGTTGAGATTGGGAGTTTGAAAGCCGTAGGGAGTCGTAAGTGCCTCAGCAAGTGCCGTTGTAGATTGGAGTTTCGATAATGAATCAAGAAATCTTAAAAGCTCTGACCGATTACATTGATGCTGCCGTTGAATTGGGTGTTGCGCTACACGCGGAGGCAGGTGGTCACGATTATAACGATGGCGATGATTCATCTTGTTGGGAAGAAAAGAAAAAGACCGATGAGGCAAGGACTAAACTCTTCTCTTTGCTTGCGCCAAGACCGTTCCCCGTTGAATCAGGGATGGTCTATGACTTCGCTACTAATTCCGCATCCGTTATTGAGAAGGGCAAAACCGTAGAGATTCAAAAGGACTTTTTACAATGAATGTACTTGAAATCTTAACATCGCAAGTGTGGGCCATTCAGCCTGAGATGTTGAAAACGATGCAAGCTATCGCCAGCCGGGAAAATGCCATTTCCATAGAGGCATTGGAGGCCAAGTTGGGGAAGCCGCTGGATAATGCCCGTGTTGTTTCTGTTCGTGATGGCGTTGCTATCGTTCCCATTAATGGCCCAATTATGCGGCGCGCAAACCTGTTCAGCGCAATCAGTGGCGCAACCTCTACGGAGATGTTCGCCAAAGATATTACGACAGCATTGGAGAATCCGAATGTGAGCAGTATATTGCTGACCTTCGATTCTCCAGGCGGTCAAGCAAGCGGCATAAGCGAACTGGCGCAGATGATACGGGATGCGGATTCGGTGAAGCCTGTTAAGGCTTATGTGAGCGGCGCTGCTGGCTCCGCTGCCTACTGGCTGGCCTCTGCTGCCTCTGAAATCGTGGTAGATAAGACAGCGGTATTGGGCTCGATTGGTGTGGTGCTGTCCATCACGAAGAAGACGGATGAGGCGGGCTCCTCTACCTATGAAGTTTACTCAACGCAATCGCCAAAGAAGAGAACAGACCCAGCTACCGACGAGGGCAAAGCAGACCTTCAAACCATTGCCGATGATATGGCAGCGGTGTTCGTTGAGTCAGTTGCGGCATTTCGCGGCGTTGATGTTGATACTGTTCTATCCAACTACGGGCAGGGCGGCGTAATGGTTGGAAAGGCGGCTGTAAAAGCTGGCCTTGCAGACCGTCTTGGAAGTTTTGAAGGGGTGTTGGCAGAGATGTCCAATGCCCATAAACCAATGCCTCAAAAGGGCAAAAATGGAGGTGTGAAAATGGCAGATGATAAAGATAAGGTGAAGGCCGATGCTGACGAGGTAGACCCGAAGGCGAAGATTGAACTGGATACTTCCGCCGAACTGAAAGCCCAACTTGAGGCATTGCAGTCCGAAAACCAGGGGCTGAAGAAAGCGACGGAATTGCAGGCGGCAAGCATTCAAAAGCTTGAGGCCGATGCCTTAAAGACGCGGCTTGATGCGCAGGTTAAATCATTCGGCGGAGGCGCTGAGGACTTAACATTCCTGACTAAACTGGCGGGCGCTTTTGGTGAAGATTCGGAAGAGGTCAAAAAGTACGTCACCGATAAGAAGGCCACTGCCGAGCAGTTGAAAGCCAGTGGCTTCTTCAAAGAGTTGGGCGCGGATGCCAGTGGTGATGGTAATTCGGCGGCAGCGCAACTGGAGGCCAAAGCGAAAGCGTTACAGGCGACCGACCCGAAGTTGAGTTACGCTGCCGCATACGCTCAGGTGATGGACATAAACCCGGCTCTGTACGACCAGTACAAGGCTGAATCTCGTAAGGGGGTGAACTAATATGGCAGTTGAAGGCCCGCAACCAATTAAATGGACATTTCTGGCTGGCGGCACGATTGTGCAATACACATTCGTGAAATTGTCTGCTGCAAACACTGTCGTGGCCTGTTCTGGCACGACTGACAAACCTATCGGCGTTGCTCAGGAGGGCGCTGTCTCTGGCGGCGATGTAAGCGTGGTCATTTCTGGCATCACGAAGCTTGAAGGTGATGCGGACTTGACGAGCGGCAATGCTATCGGCACCAGCTCCGACGCGCAGGCCGCAGCCTATTCCGTTACCGACACAACCAAGTACATTGTGGGGACGGTTTTGATTGATAATGGCGCTGCCGGCGGATTGATTACCGCTGTTGTGGATTGCGCAGCACCGAGAGTATTAGCCTAATGACAAAAGCGACGGAAGTTTTAATTCTGACCCTCGTTCGGCAAGCCAAAGGCGCGTTGGTTGCCGTTGAGAAATGGGTTACGGAAACACAGTCGCACGAATTGGCACCACCTGAAATGAAACTGGAATCGCGCCCGGAAATAAGGCAATGAAAACAAGCTCGCTGCAAATCCCGCCTCGTGCCGCATTTGCAATACGCCACCTTGTTGAAAAACACGGAGGATATTGTAAATGGGACAGCCAACGAGAAGCCAAGTTCACGCCGTAGATACGCCGCTCACAAACGTGAGCACGGCATATATTCAGAGCGCGAATAACTTTATCGCCACGAAGGTTTCGCCTATCGTGCCGGTAGATCACAAGACAGATAAATACTACACCTACACGAAAGCCGATTGGTTGAGAGACGAGGCCAAGCCTCGCGCCGACGCCACAGAGAGTGCCGGGAGCGGGTGGGGAATGTCAACGGGGTCATACTCCTGTGATGTATTCGCCCTGCACAAAGACATAGGCGATCAGGTGAGAGCTAACGCCGATGCGGGTATCAATCTGGATGCCGATGCTGCCCGATTCCTGGCCCAGCGCATGCTTCTGCGCCAAGAGATTCAGTGGGTGACGGATATGTTCACGACCTCCGTGTGGGCAACAGACTTGACGCCCACGAATCTGTGGTCAGATTTCGCCGCCTCAGACCCGATTGAAGACATCGAGACAGGGAAAGAAACCATCATTTCAACCACAGGGCAGGAAGCCAATACCCTCGTTTTGGGCTATCAGGTGGCGCGAAAGCTGCGCAATCACCCCGACATCATTGACAGACTGAAGGGCGTTATGGCGGTCACGGGTAATACTGTGAATGACGCGATGCTGGCGCAAATCTTCGGCGTCAAAAACGTTTATGTCGCCAAGGCCATCAAGAATACTGCGGTTGAAGGCGAGACTGCGGCCTATTCCTTCGTGATGGGCAAGCACGCGCTGTTGTTGCACGTCGCTGAGAATCCCGGCCTGCTCATTCCTTCAGCCTCCTACACCTTTTCGTGGCGCGGCGTGAGTATGGGGCTGGGCGCGGACATCGGGACAAAGACTTTCCGCCTGGAAGCGTTGGCGGCGGATAGAGTTGAGTCGCAGATCGCATTTGACAATAAAGTTGTGGCAACCGACCTTGGATATTTTTTCAATGGCGCAGTTGCATGATTTTTGGCTTTAACCAGGCGCATCATCCCGGCGTCTTTGGAGGGATTATGAATCAGTTACAGCTAAAGGCATACCTTGAGAATCAGGGTATCGAACACATTACAACAGGTAAGAGGCTGCGGGTTATGGACAAGAGCCTCTTACCCCAAGCTTACCGCGATTACTTTGACGAAAGAGGTTTTCTTCTGGAGGGCAAAATGGACGAGACAAAAAAAGATGAAGAGGCGGCACTTGAAGCGGCCAAGAAATTGACCAAGAAAATTGATGCGGTTTTGCCGATGGGTGAAACGGAAAAGGAAATGACCGTTATGGGCCTATTAAACCCTGATGGCGATACGAAAGTTCCGGCGCATCTTGAGAGCCACGAGCCGAAAGGGAGCAGCCTATTGCAGAAAGAAATGGCTGCGGGTGAGGAAGAGGTGGTGGAAGAGGCGGACGAGCCGAAGGTCAAAGCGACCACCGCGCCGAAAGGTAAAGGGAAGAAGAAATGAGCAATGCTACACACGTTGTGGTCAAACCTTTTGAGGTTGAAGCGGGGAGGCAACTCAAGACCGGTACGGAAGTGGATGCGTCCGAGTGGCGTAACACCGACAAGCTTGTGACTCATCGCTACCTGAAGGCGTTGCCAGCGGTAGTTGTGTCGCAGCAAAAAGAAGCGCCGAGACAGCAGAGCGGCAACCATCAACAGAGAAGATAACCTATTGCTCAGCAATGAGCACCAGTACAGGAGCAATCCTGATTTAAGGGGGTTTTAATGGCAAATCGTTTCACAAAAGGCACGGGGCTGTTTGGCAATCTAAAGGCCAACGCTCTTTACTTGGCAGGCACCTTACTGTCGTTCACTGCGGCCCAATTTAATCAAGTGATGGCGGCATTCGGCACCGTCACGTTTGACAGAGGGGTGAAGGTTGCGCGAGTGGCGTTGAACGGAACCACTATCCACGCGGCTGCGGGCTTTGCGGCGTGGGCGAATCCCGAAGCGGGGGATATTTATATCCTAGATGCTCACTTGGTCGCAACGACTGTTTCAACAGGCGCAGGAACTATTGATATAGGGACAACGGCAACAAGCGCCACAACCACATCCGACAATATCTTTGATGGGATTGATGCCGCCGCCGCCGTGCCTGCTTATTATTCAATGCGAGTTGCGGCCCTTGATGCGGGTGCCAACGTGGAAATGAAAGCGTTGGCGACTGGCAAGTGGGTAACTATTGATGAAAAGACAGGGGATTTGACGGGCTTCGTCGGCGTCCTTTACATCAAGTACATCAACGCCTAGAGGGGTTTGTAATGCTTAGAACTACAAGTATTGCGCTGGCCAGACCGGCAAATACAACTGCTTATGCCGCTGGCGATGCGGTAAGTCCTGTGTCGTTGACTATTACCGCTGCCTCAAATGCTACCCCTATCGTTGTTACCTCTGCTGCTCACGGTCTGTCAACCGGCGACCCGGTGACAGTTGCTTCTGTTGGCGGGAATACCGCAGCGAACGGTGATTTTGTAGTGACGCGCATTGATGCCAATTCCTTTTCTCTTGATGGCTCGGTGGGGAATGGTGCTTACACTTCAGGGGGAACCGCAACCCGCCTTTTGAAGCTTGCCGATGTGGTGCCTGATAAGTATTCGCAGGGGAAGATAATCAAGACGCGGCTGATTTGTAACTTGGCGACAATTACGAATGGCACCTTCCGTGTCTACTTCTTTACCACTCAAATCGCTCAAATCGCCGACAACGCCGCCTGGACTTTGCTCTACGCACAACGGGCCTTATTGGTCGGTTATACAGGGGCTCTGACGCTCGTTACAGAGGGTTCAGGTAGTGACGCAGGGGTGGCGCAGGATTTTACGAGCATCCCGTTTGTGTGCGCTGCGGGGGTGAATGACCTCTATGCTGTCATCGTTGCGGAAGGAGCTTACACCCCTTCAAGCGGTGAAACTTTTTATCTTGAGGTGACCGTAGAGGTGAATCGGTAATGGCCTTTACCTACACAAGTCCAAGTAACTCCGAATCGGATGCCGTGCGCTTCTATTGTGGCGACACAGAAGCGGATGAGTTTTATGCAAGCGATGAAGAGATAGCTTTTGCCCTGGATGACAAGGGGGATGTGCTCTTGGCTGCGCTGGTGGTTGCCGAATATATCTATCGCAAGCTTGCCAAACGGACGGACAAGAAAAACGGGCAATATTCGGTCAGCGCGAGTCAAAAATTTGAGCAGTACGGCAAGGTTGTGCAGGACATAAAGGACAGGATTGCTTTGGATAGTAGCGGAGTGCCGTATGCAGGCGGAATTTCTTTGGCAGACAAGTTGAGCAGGGAGAGTGACACGGATCGCACTAAGCCTGCTTTCACTCGTTCAATGTTCGAGAATTGCTGATGTTTACTGCGCTTGAATTAAGAGAGATGAGAGCGGATGAGGTTACGGATAGGCCGGATGTTTGCACTATCTACGAGCCTCCCGCTTCCAGCGCAAGCGACTATGGACAGGAGCCCGATGCGATCTATCCCGATGACTGGACGGCGCTATTAACGAACGAACCTTGCCTCTTTTACGCAACGCAGGCGAAGGGGCAGGAAAGTGCGGCTGCCGGACAAGTTCAGGACATAGGGGATTTTCAGGTTGAGATTCGATACAACGCGACCCGGCCATCTAGCAGGGCAAGGGTGAAAATCAGCGGATTGAGTTATGAAATTGTCATCATCCGCGATTCCTCTTACTCGATAGCGATGATTATCGGCTTGAAGCGGGTGAGCGGGTTGGTGGAAACCAGCGACGGCGAAGCGATTCTGGACAGTAACGGCGCGGAAATTGAAGACAGTAACAATGAACCATTTTTAGACCAGGCGGCATAGGGAAATATGAGTGAAGAAAAGATGATTGAGGCGATAAGGCCGGAAGAGTTTAAGCATTTGCAAAAGGTGAATGCCGAAGTGGAACAGGCAAAGGCGCTGGTCAGTCAGGCGATGGCGAATTTGAATAAGGCTCAAGGCGCACAGCAGGGGCATTGGAATTACCTTGAGGCCGCTTACAAGTTGGAAAAGCAGGATAGTGTGGATTTATCAACGGGGCAGATTAACAGGGTGAAATAATGCCGGAATTTGGCGATTACACAGCAGCAACAAGCTTAGGCGATACGGATTTGATGGTGATCTTGCAAAGCAGCGCCACCAAGAAAATCACCGGCGCAAATATGAAAGCTTCTGTCATTGCGGCTGCTGACTTACTCTATGCTGAGATTGACCATAATCACGCTGGCACCTATCAGCCTTTGGATGCCGATCTGACCGCCATCGCCGGACTTTCACCCAGCAATGACGATGTGCTGCAAAGAAAGGCTGGGGGTTGGACAAATAGAACAATTGCGCAACTCAAGACCGATTTGTCTTTGTCTGGCACCAACACGGGAGATCAAGATTTAAGCGGCTATGCGCTTTTGGGTCATAACCACAGCGGCACCTACGAGCCTGCTGACGCGGATTTGACGGCCATAGCCGGGTTGAGTGCAAGTAATGATGACTTCTTACAGAGGAAGGCAGGAGCGTGGGCGAATCGGACGATTGCCCAGGTCAAAACAGATTTGGGATTGAGCGGCACCAACAGCGGTGACCAGACCATAAGTGACGCGACTATTTCAACAACCGATATAACCACCAATAATGTCAGCATAAGCAAACACGGATTCGCCCCCAAACTGCCAAATGACGCCACGAAATACCTTGATGGCACGGGCGCTTATACGGTGCCCGCGGGTGGCGGAGGTGGAACCCCAGGGGGGTCAGACACCCAACTCCAGCGCAACAATGCTGGAGCCTTCGGGGGTGTGAGTGGGGCAACCAGTGATGGAACTAATGTTGTCTATGGCTCTGGGAACCTTCGGGCAACATCGCCACGTTTCACCACCGGCATCCTCGACGCCAACGGCAATTCAATGCTGGCATTCTCCCCAACCGCATCGGCTGTTGATAGCTTCACCTTCACCAATGCCGCCACTGGTTCTCCGCTTCTGGACATTGCCGCCACGGGCTCAGATACAAATATTGGAATAAGTTTAACGGCTAAAGGTTCGGGTGGTTCACTGCGACTGTGGAGCGGCGCTTTATACACGTCTGGTGATGTCAGAATGATGAATAGTGCCTCTGACATATCGGGGCCGTTTGATACCTTTTATTTCAGAAATGCCGGGAGTGGCGGCGGCAATTATATGTCGATTTGGAAGGGACAGATAAATTTCACAGTCGCTT